GTCAGTTTTTATTTTTCGCAGGACGCGGAAAAACGGCGAGGCGGCTGCACAGCCATGACCGCTAAGTCACCAGCAAACTCGCGGCGCAAGGTGGCTACTCAGCCGGATCCGCCGACGAAAACCGCCGGTGAGCGGCTGATGGCCGAGCTTGCGCAGCCTGGGGATTCGTACGCGCTGACGTTGCTCATCGTTGAGGCGTGCCGCATGGCTGATCGGCTGGAGAAGTACGACGCGTTGCTTGAGGGGCGCGAGGACGCGTGGATGCGGCTCAAGCTCGGTCGCGACACGGTCGAGGTGCAGGTCGACAAGGTGTTGGCCGAGGCGCGGCAGTGCGCCACGGTGTTCCGGCACTACCTGGCCGATATCGACCGCAAGCGCGACGGAACCCCGCCAGGTCCGGATGACGACGACGACCCGGCCAAGCGGTACTAGGCGCCAGGCGTCGACCCGGCCGCCGTCGCGAAAGTCGGAGCGCACGCAGTGGCCCGAGTGGGTCGGTTCGTGGCCGCGGCTGCGGGGCCGGCAGACACCCGAGTTTGAGTCGAGGCACGACGGCGACGAGGTGACGCAGGCCGAGCGGTGCGGCCGGTTCGGTCTCGATGTTGGGTTGCGGCCGATGCCGTGGCAGTGGCGGTCGATTCAGGCGATCACGTCGGTGCAGCCGCCGACGGCCGAAGAGGTCGAGGACGCCGAGCGCGAGGGCCGCGAGCCGGTGAGTTTGTGGACGCACCGCGACGTGTGCATCGAGTGCACGCGCCAGCAGGGCAAAACGCTGCTGATCGTGCTGCTGATTTTGTTCCACATGTTCGTGCTGCGTTCGGGGCGCATCATCTACACCGCGCAGCGCTGGTCGACGGCGTACGACGTGTTCAAGCGCGTTGTGGCGGTGATCAACCGGGTGCCGTGGCTGCGGTCGCGGCTGGCTGAGAAGCCATCCAAGGCGAACAACCGGGGCAGCATCAAACTGCACGATCCGAAGAACCCCGGGGTGATCTACTGCGAGGTCGAGTTCGGGCCTCGCTCGCAGGACTTCGGTCGTGGTTACACCGAGATCGATCTGCTGATCATCGATGAGGCGTACGACATCGACCCGGAAGAAGAGGCGAACCTCACCGGTGCGCAGTCGGCGGCGAAGAACCCGCAGACGATCTACATTTCGACGGCGCCGGTCGCCGCGGTGCACCCGAAATGCCACACGCTCGCCGGTTTGCACCGGCTCGGGCATCGGCGGGCACCTGACCTGTATTACGCGCTATATGCGGCGCCGAGGGACGCGTCGCGCACCGCCCCCGAGACCTGGGCGTTGGCTCAGCCGTCGTACGGCGTCGCGACGAATGAGCGCGAGATTCGCAGCAAGCAGCAGAAGGCCAAGACGGCAGAGCAGCGGGCGATCTTCGACGCGGACTACCTCGGTTGGGGTGACTATCCGCCCGATGAGGACGAGATCGGTTCGCCATTCGAGGCGGTGTGGGACACGTTGGCGAAGACAGACGTTGAGCTGGTCGGCGCGCGTGCGATCGCGGTGCACCGGTCTCGTAACCGCCAGCGTTGGGTGATCTGCGCGGCGCAGTACGGCTCGGATTTCCGCGAGCACATCGAGGTCGGGCCGCTGCGCACCGGGTCGCATACCGAGGTGGCCCGGTATCTGATCGCCAAGGTCGCGCAGTGGAATCCGGTAGCGCTGGTGATCGACCGTAAGAACGGTGCGGCGGTTCTGGAGGATCTGCTGATCGCGGCCGGTATTGAACCGACGATGACGGGCACCGTTGAGATGGCGCACGCCTGCGGCGGTTTCCTCGACGCTGCGCTCGACGGCACGCTGACGCACAGCGACCAGGAGATCCTCAACGACGCGGTGTTGTCGGCGACGATGCGCGAGCTACCGGGCGGCGACTTCGCCTGGCTGGAGGACGACAACGGCGCAGCGATCCCGCTCGTCGGTGCCTCGCTGGCGCACTGGGCGCTACGCAAGTACGGGCAGAAACCGAAGGGCAAGACGGTATCCCCGCGCACCGGCGCCACACGCGCGAAGCGCACCACCAACGGCGACAAGTTCGACGCGATGACTGCCGCGTTCTGACACGAGAGGAGCGACGATGGCCGAAACCAAGAAAACCGCCGCGCCTCGCACCGAGCGCGGATTCGTGAACCCGCTGGCGGGGTTCGGTTCGTTCCTGGCGCAGGGCCTCGACCAGTTCGAGCAGGTCGGCGAACTCAGGTGGCCGAACTCGGTTTTCACCTACACCCGCATGTGCCGCGAAGAGGCACGCATCGCATCGGTGCTGCGCGCTATCGGTCTGCCGATCCGCCGCACCGACTGGCGGATCCGGCCGAACGGTGCCCGCGACGAGGTCGTTGCGCACGTCGCCGCGTGCCTCGGTCTGCCGATCGAGGGCGACGACCCGAATCAGCCGACGGCGCGCACCCGCGGCCGGTTCTCGTGGGACCAGCACCTGCGCCTGGCGCTCAAGTCGCTGCAGTACGGGCATGCGGTGTTCGAGCAGACCTACTTTTACGAGAACGGCCGGTACTGGCTGAAACGCCTGTCGCCGCGGCCGCAATCGTCGATCGCCTACTGGAACGTCGACCGTGACGGCGGGCTGATCTCGGTTCAGCAGTGGCCGGCGGGCACGTTCGGCGGGCCGGGCATGATCGTGATGGCACCGAACAGCATGGGCCCGGCGATCCCGGTTAACCAACTCGTCGTCTACACGCACGACATGGATCCCGGTGTGTGGACCGGCAATAGCCTGCTGCGACCGGCGTACAAGAACTGGAAACTCAAGGACGAGCTGATCCGCATCGAGGCCGCGGCGATCCGCCGGCACGGTATCGGTGTGCCCTACATCAAGGGCAACGCGTCCGATTCCGAGGACGAGGAACGCATGGACGAGCTGCTCGCCATCGCGTCGAACTACTCGGGCGGCGAGTCTGCCGGCCTGGCGCTCACCGAGGGCGAGGACGCGGGCATCCTGTCGCCGAACGGCACACCGCTGGACCCGCGGCGCGCGATCGAATACCACGACCATCAGATGGCGCTCGTCGCGCTGGCGCATTTCCTGAACCTCGACGGCAAGGGCGGCAGCTACGCGCTGGCCAGCGTGCAGGCTGACACGTTCGTGCAGTCGGTGCAGACCGTGGCCGATGAGCACCGCGACATCGCCCAGGCGCACATCGTCGAGGACATCGTCGACGTGAACTGGGGTGAGGACGAGGCCGCGCCGCTGCTGGTGTTCGACGAGATCGGTTCGCGCCAGGACGCGACCGCCGCGGCGCTGCAGATGCTCGTCGCCGCCGGTCTGCTCACGCCGGATCCGCGCCTCGAGTCGTACTTGCGGGACGCGGCGGGCCTGCCGGGGCCGGACCCGGACGCCGAGCCCAACGAGGCGGATGAGAACGAGGCGCAATCGGCAGAGGTGGCCGGGGACAACACGAACGCGCCGCAAGCCCGCCTGCGTCCACGTGGGCGCAGCCCGCGCGATCGGCGCAAGACACCGGATGGAGCGATGACGCTATGGGACTGATCGACGCTGTGAACGCCGCTGCGGCGAACGCTGATTACGCACTGGCCGAGGCGGTGCGCAAGCGCATCCACCAGGACGCTGGCACCCGGCACACCTCGGCGCGCGCCGAGGGCGACAAGCCCGCCGAGCCGTGGTTTCGGATCCAGAACAAGGCCGACGACGACACCGTCGCCCAGATCGATATCTACGACGAAATCGACTGGTACTGGGGCGTTGACGCGCGTTCGTTCCGTAACGAACTCAAGGCGCTGCCCGATTCGGTGGAAACGATCGAGCTGCACATCAACTCGCCGGGCGGCGACGTCTACGATGCGATCGCGATCATGAACTCGCTGCGCCAGCACAAGGCGCGCGTGGTGACCACGGTCGACGGGTACGCCGCCAGCTCGGCGGGGTTCATCGCCGTCGGCGCGTCCGATGAGCTGATCGTCGCCGAGAACGCCGAAATCATGGCGCATCTGCCGTGGGCGCTGATGGTCGGCGACGCGAACGACATGCGCAAGATGGCCGACGACCTGGAACGCATCGGCCGCAACATCGCTTCGATTTTCGCTGCCCGTGCTGGCGGCACCGTCGAGGAATGGATGGACGTGCTCACCGCCGAAACGTGGTGGTCTGCGCAGGAATCGGTCGACGCCGGTATCGCCGACACGGTGCTCGCCGCACCTAAGCGTGACGCGAAGAACTCGGCGCGCAACCGATTCGATCTGTCCGTGTTCAACCATGCCGGGCGCTCACAAGCGCCAGCGCCGCGAACCCCGCAGGCGCACAACCAGACCCCTCAGCCTGTCGAGGCCGAGGTACGTAATGGAAAGGAGCCCAACGTGGCAACCCTGAGTGAGAGTGCGCTGCAGAAGCTCGGCCTCGACGCCGAAGCCGATGACAGCGCCATCGAGGCGGCCATCGGCGAACTCGCCGAGAAGGCCGAGCAGTCGGGCGAACAGCCCAGCGAGCCGTCGATCGACGAGGCGACCAAGGTGGCCGCCAAGTTCGGGATGGCGGTCGTCAACCGCGCCGCATACGACAAGATGGCCAGCACCGTGGCTGAACTGTCCGCGGCGCGTGAGCAGCAGATGCAGGCCGAGAACGAGGCCGCGATTCAGGCTGCGCTCAGCGACGGCCGGATCGACAACAAGTCGGCCGACACCTGGCGAACCGAACTCGCCAAGAACCGCGACAGCACCCTCGCGTTGCTGGGCACCCTGCCCCGCAATCACGCAGTGCCGGTCGACGAGATCGGCCACGGCGTCACGCGCGACGACGCCCCCGAAGACGCTGAGAAGTCCGGTGTTTACGCACTGATCACCGGCCGCAACATCACCAAGGAGGCCTGATCATGGCTGAGTACGCACCGCACTACTTTCCCGCCGACCGGCTGCCCCTGACGACCTCGGCGGCGACGACCGCCGGCCAGGTTGTGCGGGTGTCGGGCAACAAGACCGTCGCGCCCGTGTCGGCAGCCGCCAGCGGCTGCCTCGGTGTCGCCGCGCACGACGCCGCCAGCGGCGCGCCCGTGGTGGTCTACACCGAGGGCGTGCACCAGGTTGCCGCGTCCGGCGCGATCGCGGCCGGTTCCGACGTCGTCGGCGCCACCGGCGGCGGTGTCGCCGCGTTCGACGACGAAACGCACACCGCCGACCAGATCGTCGGCACCGCGCTGGCCGCGGCTGCCGATTCCAAGGTTCTCGTCAAGCTGCGCTGACCCCAGCGGGCAATCAAACTCACAGAAAGCAGGTAGACAACATGGGTGTTCAATTCCCGCCTGGGGCACCGAGTCTCGCTGGCGACGTGCTCAGCATCAACCGGTTCCTCAAAGACACGCCTTGGGTGATGCGTGCGCTGCGCACCGTCAACGACGAAATGTTCGTCGGCGACAAGCTGCTCACCGCCAACATCACCACCGAGTCGGGCTCGGTCGGCTACGAGCAGAACGAGTCGATCTACGCCGATCGGCCGCCGCAGCCGGTGCCGCCCGGTGGCGAGTACCCGATCACGCCGCTCAGCACCGGCCCCGCGTCGACCGCGAACACGGTCAACTGGGGCAACGACGCGTTGCTGACCGACGTGTCGATCAGCCGCCAGAAGTACGACGTGGTCGGCCGCGGGTTCCGCAAGCTGATGAACAGCCACGTGCAGGCGGTCGAGACCGTGGCGATCGCCGCGGTCGCCTCGTCGGTCACGCAGAACACCAACGCGATCGAGTCGTGGGCAGCCGATGGCACCGACGCCGCGAGCATCAACATCCTGCGTGACCTGATGCGCGCGGCAACGCAGCTGACCAAGCTCAAGCAGGGCTACCGGCCGAACGCGGTGTTCGTCGAACCGGACGTGTTCGCCAACATCGTCTCCGACGAAAAGCTGATGAAGCTGCTGCCCCGCGAATACTCGGGACTGGACTCAACCCCGGTCCGCGCCGGTCTGAACTCGGCGTACATGCGCCAGATCGGCGGGTTCACGTTCATCACCAGCCCGAACGCCCCGGCGCTCGGCAAGGCGCTGCTGGTCGATACCGGCGTGCTCGGCGGGTTCGCGAACGAGGTGGTGCCCGCGCCCGGTTACGTCACCGCCGAGGATGGTCTGCAGGTCAAGACCATGCGCGACGATGAGACCGACGGTTGGCGGGTCCGCTGCCGCCGCATCACCGTGCCCGTGGTTCTCGAACCCGGTGCCGGCTGGTGGATCAACGGGGTGAACGCCTGATGCAGCGTTACCGCGTGACCGCTGCCCTGGTCTGCGCACGCGACCAGGGCGGGCGGGTTCATCACCGCTACTACGGCGAGATCATCGAGTGGCTGCCCGCCGATCAGGCGAAGCACCTGCTTGATCTCGGGATGGTCGAAAAGGTCGGCGGCGCACCAGCGCCGGTCGACGAACCGGTCGACGACGTCGAGCCCGAGCCGGTCGACGTCGAGCCGCAGCCACGCGCCGAGGGCGGCGCACCGCTGCGGGCAGCGCCGAAAGCCGACTGGGTCGACTACGCCGTTTCCAAGGGCGTCGACCCAGTCGAGGCCGAGTCGCTGAACAAAACCGAGCTCATCGAGCTCTACGGGTGACCCGTGGCTGAGTTCCTGACAGCGCAGACCCTCGCCGACTGGGCGAAACAGCCCGCATGGGCTGATAGCGAGTTGGCGGGGGCCTGGCTGACAGTCGCCTCGGATTGGATCCGAGACAACAAGCCCGGTGTCGCCGATGACGACCCGGCCGCGCAGATTGTCGTGTTCGAGGTGGCCCGCGATGCGCTGCTCGCGGGTGACCTCGGCCCGTACTCGGCGGTCACCAAAACCACGGGTCACAGTTCGCGGCAGGTGACGATCGACCGCGCCGAGGTCGAGAAGTTCATCACGCCTCGGCACCGCCGCATGCTCGGCCTCGGCGGCATGCCTGGGGCGCGCGGGCATTTCCCGAAGAACGACTACTGATGTTGTTCTACGACACCCCGGGCGGCATGTCGCTCACGATCCGGCGACGCAACCCGCCGGTCAAGGACGACAACGGCGTCAGTGTGCCGCAGAACGATTCGCTGATTCCGAAGACCGGCTGTCACGCCGAGTCGCAGCGGCCCGCCGAGACCGAAACACAGATCACGGTCGATACCGAGATCATGTGGTTTTTCCTGCCGGTCGACGCCGATACCCGCGCGATCACCACACGCGACGCGATCGATTTCGACGACCGCACGTTCGAGCTGCGCGGGCCCCGCGTGATCGAACGCGACGTCGACGGCGCCGAGGTGCAGGTGTGGTGTGTCGGCGAGTGGAAACTGATCTAGGAGGACCGATCTGCATGCAGTACAACATTTCTGACGAACTCGTGGTGATCCGAGACGGTGCCGCGGTGCACTACACGCGCGCCCAGGTGGGGCAGTCCATCGAGCTGACCGACGCCGAGGCCGCACCGCTGCTCGCCGACGGCAAGGTGAAGGCCCCCGGACCCTACGCAGCCCCCGAGGTTTTCACGCCTACAGGCAGCGTCGAGATGGTACCCGAGGCCGACGAGCTCAATGAGCCCGTCGACGACGTCGAGGCCGAACCCGCGCGGCGTGGCCGTCGCCGCGGCCAGGACACCGACGAGGACTGATGGCCCGCCGGCGTGGCGGCCGGGTTTCCTCGGCCCGTGACATCGAGATGGAGATCCGGGCGCAGGTCCGCAAGGACGAGCAACTCGACCGCGAAAACGACACCCTGGCCAAGCAAGTCAAAGAGTTCATTCAGTCGGAGACACCGATCGACGAGGGCGACGCGGTCGCCTCGGTCAAAATCCGCGAGGTCAAGAAACCGCGCAACGGGTTGCCCGCCCGCACGGTGTACTCCGACGACTGGAAATTTCACATGCTCGAATACGGCACAAAAGCCGATCCGCCGGATTCGGAATCACCGTTCGGGCCGGACACCCCAACCAAGGCGTACGCCCCGTTCGGCAAGGCCAAAGCAAGGTTTGGAGATCAGCTGTGATTGATCTGCTCGACCGTGAGGCCCCGCCCGACATCCGGTTTCTGCGCGCCTGGCTGCTGCCGGTCGGCGGCGGCGTCGGAGCCAAGCGTGAGCCAGGTGATCCGTTCCCGTTCACTCTGATTCAGAAGTTTGACGGCTGGGAGAACTCACACACGCAGTACGGGTTCTATCAGTTCGACCACCTCGCGGTCGCGGCCGACGGCAAATCGGCGTTCACCGCGTGCGAGGACTACGCCCGAACCATCAAGCGCCGCATGCTGTATCTGCGTGATCATCCGTGGACCGAGGTCAACGTTCCCGGCTGGGGCCTGGCCACCGCCGACCGCGTGCGGTGCACCGAATCGCCGCGCCACGACCCCTACAACAACACCGACGTCGAGCGGTTCATCGCCCGCTACTCGGTTCATCTGCGGCTCGTAACAGTCGCGTCCTGATTCTGGCCGCAGCCCCGATGGCTGCGGGGACACCAGTGCAAAGCAGCCGGATTGTGTTCCGGTCCCTCACCATCGAAAGGAGCGTCTCTAAATGACGCAGCCCGCTACCGGCGATGTGTGGTCGAACCTCTTCGGCTACAACACCGGCAATCTCCGCAAGGCACTCTACGGTTCGCTGCTGATCCGCGATCACGACGGCGTGAACACCACGCTCGCGTTCGTCGAGGAAAACGGCGTGTGGCAGTCCGGTTTCACCCCGTTGACCGCCGACGGCAAGTTCCGCACCGACCTCAAGAAGGAACTCGGCGGCACCTGGTTCGACATGGGCGCCGGCACATCCGACGGCCCGTCGTTCGCCAACACGATCAACGTGCAGAAGGACCACATCTGGCAGACCCGTTCGGTGGTGCGTTCGGATATCACCAGCGAAGAGGGCACGATCCAGTTCGGTCTCGCCGAGCAGTCGCCGCTCACCGACACCCTCGAGTTCGACCTGCCGCTGGCATCGACCCCGGCGCAGGGCATCCCGAACTACGCGCGTAAGAAGCCGCGCGAGATGGAGGGCCGTCTGCGGCAGATCCTCGCGATCGGTGTGGACAAGGGCGACAACGTGTTTGTCGACGTGTTCCCGGCGATCTCGTTCGAGGACATCGACGACCGTACCTGGTCGCCCGAGGATCTCATCGCGACCGTGCTCACGTGGGGCGTGTCGATCGACCCGCACTCGGGCTACTCGCATGCCCGGTTCCGCGCGGGCCGCGGTTGGGAGACCAACCCGGGCGCCCCGATGTTCTCCGCGGCTCCGGTCGCGACCGCCCAGGCGGGCGGTGCGGTGCAGCTCAAGTTCCCCGCGGCGACCGGCCCCGCGTCGCCGTTCACCTACACCGCGACCAAGACCGAAGAGGAAACCGGCGAGATCACCGATCTGACGCTGACCGGTTCGCCGTCGGTGACCGACGGTGTCGTCACCCTCACCGGTTCCGGCCTGGCTGAGAGCGACGAGTACACCTGCCAGGTTCACGCCGAGAACACCGCCGGCGGTGTGGCGATCTCGGCACCGTCGAACGCGGTGACCGGGCTCGGCGCGTAAGGCCCCTCGCCGGGGCGGCCTCCAATGGTGTGGTCGGGCCGCCCCGGCGAGCTTTCACCCTCCGACCACACCACCACCGCAGATCACACCACCACACGCAAAGGAACCACACCATGAACGACCACACCGAAATTCCCGTCCCCAAGGTCGCGAACGTCGACGAGGCCAAGGCGCAGGCCGCCGATTTCTTCGGGTTCATCGCCTCCGAGTACATCGCGGTGACGCTGCCCGATGGCACCGTTGAACAGTTCGAGGTGCCGAACCCGGCGCTGCTCGACGACGACCAGCAAGAGCGCTGGAATCAGCTGCAGTTCGAGATCCAGCAGTGCGACCGGCTGCCCGACATCGAGATTCCCGCACACAAGCTGCGCAGCAAGACGACCTACGTCGATGGCGACGAAACCCACATCGGCGCAGACGAAATCGTCGGCGGCCAGGTGCGCGTCGAGGAATCCGAAAGCTACATTCCGGCGCGCACGGTGCGCGGCCAGATCATCGAGCCGTACCAGAGGACCAACGCCGACGGTGTCGTTGAGCTGATGACACCCGGCTACAACGCGCGGGTCGCGATCGTGCTGTGGGGCGAAGAGGGATACGAGCGGTTCAAGTCCGGCGGTGGCAATTCCCGCCTGATCAACCTGATTTGGTCACGCATGACCGAGGAGGGCAAGCGCCGAGCGGCCGAGGATCCCAAAAGTTGATCAAGCCGTCGAGCTGATCAAGCTCTACCCCAAGCAGATCGAATCGGCGATTCCTGCCGCATACCCCGGCCGCCATATCCGAGAGTGGCATCAGGGGCTGATGAGCAGCCGCGAGCTCATCGTTCTACTCGAGGGCCTGGCGCCCGATTCTTGGTTCAAGACAGCACTATTCGCAGATTTGCACCGCATGCGCAATGAGTCAGATAAGGCCGCACTCGATGAGGCGCGTGCCAAGACTGACGGTCTGCTGACTGGTGCTGTCGATTCCGGGCCGCTCGAACTGAGCGTCGACGAGAAACGTTCGCCGTCCAAGGAATGAGGTGATCACGCATGGTGCAGCTGACTGTCGCCACCGATATCGACGACGCCTCGATCCGCAAGTCGGCGAACGAGATTCAGCGTCGGTTCGATCGCATCGGGCAGGACGTCGGCGACGACTTCATGAGCGCGTTCGCGACCGGTGCGCGCACCGGTTCGGCCAAGGTCGAAAAGGCAATGGACGCTGCCCGCGACGCCACGGGCAAGCTGCGCGCAGAGCAGGCCAAGCTCGACGACCTGCTCGCGCGTGGCGACGCCCCGCGGTCGCGGGTAATCGCCCAGTCCGAGCGTGCGGCCAAGGCCAAACGTGACGAGGAACGCGCGGTTCGCCAGGCCGCCAGTGCCTATGAGGACTACACGCAGCAGGGTTTGCGTGGCGCGGTCGCTGGTGCGGGCGCGTCCGGGCAGGACTTGGCGAACGAGTTCGTCGGCGGGTTCGCCGGGGCGTCGGCGCTCACCCGCCTCGGTGCGTCGGCCGGCCCGATCGGTTTGGCGCTCGCCGGTGTCGCAACCCTCGGTGTGATCGCCGGTAAGTCGCTGGCCTCGGCGATCCTGGAGGGCCTCGACACGATCCAAATCCGCGACCAGTTCCAGGCGCGGCTCGGTATCGACGAGGCGTCGATGGCGCAGTATGCGACGGCTGCCGGTCGCGCCTACGCCGGCAACTTCGGTGCCAGCGTGCAGGACAACCTCGCCACTGCGACCGCCGCGACGCGGGCCGGGCTGATCGACCCGGGCGCCACCGACGCCCAGATTCAGTCGATCATCGAGCAGCTGCAGGGCCTCGGCGCGGTCACCGACTCGACCGCCGAGGAACTGTCGCGCTCGATCACGACGCTGTTGCGCACTGGCCTGGCGGGCAACGTGTCCGAAGCCTCTGACATCATCACGTCCGGTTTCCAGTCCGGTCTCGACGTGTCCGGCGACTGGCTCGACACGATCAACGAATACTCCACGCAGTTCCGCAAGTTCGGCCTCGACGCCGACGAGGTGCTGACGCTGCTCAAGCAGGGCCTCGAGGGCGGTGCGCGTGACACCGACAAGGTTGCGGATTCGCTGAAAGAGTTCGGCATTCGCGCGGTCGACGGGTCCAAGTCGACTAAGGAAGGTTTCGAGGCGCTCGGGTTCAGCGCCGAGGATATGTCGCGGCGGTTCGCCGAGGGCGGCGACTCGGCGAAGATTGCCCTCGACGCGGTGTTCGACGCGATCAAGCGCATCGACGATCCGCTGCAGCAGTCGTTGATCTGGCAGCGACTGTTCGGCACACAGTTCGAGGATCTCGGCGACGCGGTCAATCAGTTCGACCTCGACCCGGTCAAAAACGAGTTCGACGACTTGCAGGGCACCTCGGATCGTGCAACCAAGACCGCGACCGACAATTTCAAATCGGACTGGGAAGAGGCGACCCGCACCGTCGGGCAGTTCTTCTCGGACTTGAAGACCGACATCGCCGAGTGGTTCACCGACCTGCCGGTGATCCGCGATATCCCGCAGTTCATCACCGACATGTTCTCGACCGATGGTTATGCGCCGGATCCGCAGAACACGCCACCGGTGAACGATCCGAACGCGACCGGCGGCCTGCTGCTGCCGCCGCAATTCCGCGCCGACGCCCCGGCACCGGCCGCGCCGCCGGCCGCGGCAGACGCTCGGCCGCAACGACCGAACGACCCGTTCCTCGGCGCGCTGTGGGATGCGCAGTACGGCAACGCCACCCCGCAGCCCGGCAACAACGCGCCCGTTCCTGGTACCCCGATCCCCATCGACCCGAACGCAGACACCGGCGGCAAGGACGACAAACCGTCGTTCGACCCGTCGCAGTGGGCGCTCGATTCGGTGCCGCTGGGCAGTTTCCCGGGCGAAGAGGGCGTGACCGCTGGCGCTCCGATCGTGCCCGGCGCGCTCGTCGGCAACGACATTCCGACCGGGCCAGGTGGTTACGTCGTCGACCCGCAGAAGGTGTTCGACGCCGAGACCTCGCGGCTCAACGCGCAGACGAGCTTGCAGAACGCGCGCTACCGCTACCTCGAGGTGATGGCCGACGCCGACGCCACCGAGCAGGATCGTTACAACGCCCGCGCCGCGCTCGTCTCGCAGGGCCGCTCGCTGCAATCCGCCGAGGCACGCCTGGCCGAGGCGCAGCGCGGCACGTGGAAAAAGATGGAGGGCGCCGCCAAGGAATTCACGACGGGCATGGACGCGCTCGGCGCCGCGATCGACGCCGATTTCGGTCTGGGCGAGGGCCTGTCGGGGTTCGTTGAGAACCTGATCAAAACGGTCGGCAACCTCGCCGCGGCGCCGATGCTCGCGCAGCTCAACGCGATCAGCCAGGCCAGCCCGATTCAGGGCGGTTACGGTCTGTTCGGCCAGTTCGGCGCGCAGAACATCGCCGCGGGTAAGTCGCCGCTGGGGTTCGGATCCTCGGGATACGCCTACGGCGCCTCGGCGCTCGGCCCGGCCGCGCTGCGACCTGGCGGCGGTGGCCCGCTGAGTGTCGGCCAGATCGACCAGATCGCCGCACAGTTCGGCCTCACCAAGTCATCGGGCAACCGGCCCGGTGACGACGGCTACCACGGCCAGGGTCTCGCCGGCGACTACTCCGGGTCTCCGCAGGCGATGCGCGCGTTCGCCGACTACCTGTCGACCAACTACGGCGGCAGCCTGCTCGAACTGATCCACGACTCGCCGGGGTTCGCATCGAACATCAAGAACGGCAAGGGCGTCGGCGCGTTCGGCGACTTCTACACACGCGCGCAGGCCGGTCGCCACGACGATCACGTGCACGTCGCGGCCGACGGCCGGCTCGGTGGCGGCGGTTCGAGTGCTGGCCCCGTCCCGGTCAACGTCGTCAACGGCAGCACCATGCTCAGCGGATTCAACTGGGACGCGGTCGCGGCCAAGGAATCCGGCGGCAACTGGGCCAACGCGGACACCGGCCGAAACGGGCATTACGGCGGTCTGCAGTTCTCCCCGTCGACGTGGAACGCGTTCGGTGGCCAGGAGTTCGCGCCGCTGCCGCACCTGGCGACGCGTGAGCAGCAGATGGCCGTCGCCGACCGCACCGCGTTCACCGGATACAACGGCACCCCGCCGCAGGGCCTCGGCGCGTGGGAGGTCATCACCAACGGGTCGACGGCGGCCGACGGCATCACGGTCAACTCGCAGCCGCCCGCGTTCGGTGGTGGCGCTCCGGTCGGCGCTCCGGTCGGTGCCGCGCCGATGGGATTCGGTGGCGGCACGCTGCCGTTCATGGGTGCCGGCGCCCCGCAGGCCGCACCGTTCGCCGCGGGCTCGGTCATCGCCGGGCAGTCACCCGCAGGCCCGCCCGGGGCGCAAGGCGGCGGGTTCAGCGGCGTTACGGGCGGTCTCACCGGTGCCGCACTGTCGGCGGGCGCCGCGGGCCTCGACCTGCTCGCGCCCGGGGCCGGCCAAGCCGCACAAACCGGTATCCAGCTCGCGAACCGCACCATCGGGTTCCTCGGGCAGCTCGGCGGCATCGCGGCCAGCGGTGTGCTCGAAACGTTGAGCGTCGGCGGCGGCAACCCGCTGGCCGATCCGCTCAAGTCTCTGCCCGGCCGGGTGCTCGCCGGTATCGCCGGGGCACGCCCGGCGCTGCCGAACACCTCGGGGCAGGCGCAGCAGCAGGCGCAGCAGCAGGCCGGTGCGGGTGCACCCGGCCAGCCCGCACCGGGCGGCGGGCCGCTGGTCCACATCGACCAGGTCAATCAGGCGCCGAACCAAACGCCCGACTCGGTCGCGAACTCGGTTGCCAACCAATTCAAGTCGGCAGAGATCAGCCAAGGATTCAAGGGACGATGACACAGGACAAGCAGACATTTCCGCCCGGCCCGGCGACCCTGCTTGGTCAAGAGCTGATGCTCGAGCGCACCGACCCGCTGATCATGCTGACCACGGCCGACCGCAAGGTGACGTTCTACCTGTCGGGCGGTCTGGCGGCGTGGCCTCGGCACCAGGACGGCGTCAACCTCGTCGAGATGACGACGCCGACACCGGAGTTCAAGAACCTACGTGCGCAGGGCGCTCGGCAGGACGGCGCGCAGACACGCGACACGGTGTACGACCCGATGCAGATCGACGCGATTTTCGCTGCGTCGGCGACCACGCCCGAGGCGCTGTCGCGTGTCGTGTCCGAGTGGATCGCGGTCAACGACCCCGAACAGCTGTGCCGCCTGGAGTGGTTCACGTTCGACGCGGGGCTGTGGTGGTGCGACGTGCGGCTTGAAAAGCGGTGGGTCGACCGGATCCAGCAGTCACCGCGCCGCATGAAAAAGCAAGTGCTGTCCACGGTGTGGATGAACGACCTCGCGTTCTGGCAGTCGGTCGACTCGACGTGCACCTGGGCGTTCTCCTACCAGTCGATGCTCGACACGTTCAAGTACGACACCAGTGCCGACCACGACCTCGGGGAGAACTGGCCGCAGCACCGCTATCACGGCGACGGCGGCGGCTACTGGTACGCCAACGGCGATAGCGCGGTGTGGCGCGATGACCCCGACGACCCGGTCACCACCGAGGGCGTGAGCGTGCTGTGCGGGCCGTACAAGGATTTCGAGACCGAAACCGACTACCAGGTCATCGACTTCGTGATCGGATCGTTCCAAGAGATCACGTTTCCCGACGGCGCGGAGAACCACGCGTGGGGGCGGCTCAACCGCGACGAGAACGGCGACTGGGCCGGTGACGGTGTCCGCGCCAGCGTGGGCCCGACCAGCGCGGTGGTGCACCGGTTCAACGATTTCGAGGACACCCGCATCGGGTTGCCGGTGCCGTTGTTCCCGCCCCCGTTCATCGGCGAGAAATTCCGGTTCATCGTCGGCTACCAGGGCAACGCCCGCAAGTATCGGCTGCTGCGGGCGCTCAACGACCGTTCGGCCGGCGTGCCGGTGCTGACGGTCACCGAGCAGGGCACCGGCTCGGCGCTCGGCCCGGATCACCGCGGTATCGGGTTCGGTGGCCGCGCGGGCGCCGCGTTGATCACGCAGGCAACCCCGGCGTCGGTGCGCAAGGTCGCCGCCGGCGACAACGCCACCGAAACGCAAGAGGGATTCCTGCAGCTGACCAACATCGGTGAGCGCGACGCCTACCCGCAGATCGTGTTCGAGGGGCCGGGCCTGATCGAGATCGCCAACGGTCCCGGCTCGACGGACATGATCAAGTTCGGGCCGCTGCTCGACGGGCAGCGGGTGCTCATTTCGACGCACCCGCGCTACCGGGCCGTTGTCGACCTCACGCAGGGCAAGGTAGGGCAGCAGCTCGACGACGGGCAGAAGCTCGTCGACACGATCGTCAAGCTGTTGAGCCTCGGCCAGGTGCCCCCGGCGTTGCAGTGGTTCGAGAGCCTGTTCGGCATCAAGCCACCGCAGGGCGTTCTCTACTCGCTGCTCGACGGCCGGTTTACCCGCCCGATTCCCGGTGTGCGGCAGCCGCGCGACGCGCAAACCTCGCGCATCGCGATCCGGGTTCGTGACGGCAACGCGAACACCAAGGTCACCGCCTCGGTCACTCCGATGCGGCGCTGGCCCGAGGCGGTGCACGACTAATGCCGCGCGTCGACAACGTCGCCGACTACCTCGACCTCGCCGAGATTCAACGCAAGCTGCTGTCACACAACCCGCACGAGGTGATGGACGCGGCCCGCCAGGTCGCCGAGGTCGACGCCGCGCCCCCGTCGAACGTGGTGTGCACGGTGCGGACGAACACCTACAAACTGGCCGGTGAGGCGTCGAACCGTAAGAGCCTGCAGGTGTCGTGGCCGCGGCTGACGATCCCGACCGGCAAGCTGGTGCTCGACGGCGACGATCCTTTGGCCGACGTCGTGCTGAACTGCCACGAAACCGTGGTGCCCGTGGTCATCGATTCCGGCCCGCTCCGCTGGTCGGGCCGCGTCGACGTCGCACACGACAAATTCGGCGACCCCAACGAACCCGACACCGTCGAGTGCGAACTGATCCACGACAAGGTGTGGCTGTCCCGCGCGGTCGCGTTCCCGTGGTGGTTCATGCCGTTGCAGTGGCAAGGACCGCCGACCCGCGGCGTCGCGTTCGGCAACGCGATCTCGGTCATCAAGTACCTGTTCGGCAGCCAGTTCCTGCGGATCCAGCTCGGTCTATGGGAATTCGTGAACAACCTGCTGTCGCTGAACCTCGACTGGCGCAGCTACTTCGGCACGTTGCTGATGCAGAACCCGGGCGAGGAACTCGAACTGCGTGACATCGTGCAGATGGCGACCACCCCGGTCTACATCGTGCCGAGCGCCGGCTGGAACGACACCTCGCCGTTCATCTCGCTGAACTGGCGCATGGATGAGCTGTTGCAGCTGGTGACCAAGACGTGCGAGGACAACGGTCTCACGATCGAGGTCTACCTGTGGGAACCCGGTATGCCACAGCCGGATCCGTTCGCCGAGGCAACCAACCTGCTGCGTGTCCCCACGATCGTTGTCGACGTCAAGGACCGCATGCAGGTCACGGGTATCTCGGGCACCGCGTTCGATGGTTTGCAGCGCACGTTCGTCGACCTGCTCGGCTCGCAGTTCGGTGAGGCACTGAAACCGTTCCTCGACCCGAACAATGAGGCGGCCTACGCCCCCGACGGTGTGAACATCGCGCCCGCGCTCGGTGTGCACGCGATCAAGCCGTGGTGTGTGTTCAACGCCGACCACAAACGTTCGGGCGTGAGAGGCATTGTCTCGCACCATCATCCGATCGCATGGCGCACGATCACGGGCGGCAAATCACCGGCCTGGCTGAACGCGACCGTAGACGCGACCCTCGCCTGGCTGATCGACATGATCACCATCGTGCTGGGCGTGACCGGTGTGCCCGGCACGATCCTCGACGGGGCGTTTCACGACATCGCGTTCGCGTTCCAGCAGACCGACAACATTGATCGTCGGCTCAAGCTCGGCCCGTTCGGTCTGCCCGAGGTGTTCATCCCGACCGGCTCGGGCAGCTACACGCTGGAGGCGTTTTTCCAGCAGAAGGCCGCCCAGTACGACACCCGCGGCTATGTATCGGGGCAGCTGATCGTCGACAACTGTTTTCCGTATGAGCTTGGGCGCGACACGTTCCCGGGCGCGTTGGCAACGTTCATCCGGCGCGGTCGCGTCGTGACCGACTTCATCGAGAATGCAACGCTGATCGAAACCCGCGGCGAGCCGACGCAGCTGCAATTCCAGATCGGCGACGGCAAGGCCGAAGAGGCGCCATCGGCCAAGATTCAACGCCGCCTCGGCGACCTGCAAGCGGGCGTGAACGTCGCGCTCATGGCGTCGTAACCACACTGAGAGACAAGGTGACTCATGGCAATCATCGTCGACGAGGACAAGGGAACGATCAGCTTCACCGATTGCACGGTGACGTTCCCGTACGGGTTCAGTGTGTCCTCGGGCGTGGGGACGATCGTCATTACGCCCGCAGGCGGCGTCGCCTCGTTCCCGCTGGCAATTCAGGGCGAGGGCGGTCTGCCGCCGAACATCACTGTGAAGGTTCACCAGATCGGGCCGGACGACCCGCTGCCGGATCCGAACCCCGAGCGCACGGTGGTCGATCCGGGCGGACCGGGCGAGGCGGCGCACTACCACTACGACGTCTATATCCAGCAAGGCGAAAAGGGCGACGCGGCGGCGTTCCAGTTCCTCGACGCTGACGACCTGGCCGACGGCGAGACACTCGCCGAGGGCGACACCGGCAGCGACGGTTACGTGTTGTCCTACGCCTACTCGGGCACCGGCACACCCGGCGTGCGGTTCATCCCGCAGAAACGCGGCGACATTCGCGGCCCGTCGGTCATCGAGGCAACGCCGTGGTCGAACACCCCGAATCGGCTGCTGTGCGCGGTCACGCTGGAGGCCCGCCCGTTCCCCCGCAAGATTCTGCCGACCGGCAGCCTCGTCGTCACCGGCTCGGCAGACACCCGCGTCGATCTGGTGGCCTACCTCGGCGACCCCGACGACGGCGGCGTTGAGATCGGCCGCGCGTTCGGCCAGGCCGGCACCGCACCGCCCCCTCTGGTGCTCGCAGGCGGCCCGCCGGCGACGACCGCAGGTGGTAACGCCGACTACGGCATCGTGCCCGCCGGGCAGGCCCCGACGGTGTATTTCCGCGCCGAGCAGAAAGCATCGTCGTCGAACAACTGGCAGACCGCCGGCGCCCCGGACGGCGCGCGGGCAGGCGTTGTGGCGGTCGCGGTCTAAATGGCCAACCTGCCAGCAATCCCGGGCCTGGACCCGCCCCCGACGTCGTGGCCCGGCAGCGGGTTCAAGGGCGGCATCACGCCGACCGACTGGACACAGGAACGCATCGACGCCTACCGCCAGCAGATCACCGAGCTACTTCTGCGGCAGGTGGTGCTCGCGCTGCGCGGCCTGCTCAACCCGGGCAAGGCGTTCGACCAGCTGCGCAACTGGGCGGACAACCTCGGCGGCGAGATCACCGACCAGATCCGAGACGAGGCCGGTATCGACCTGTCATCGTGGGAGGCGTTCATCGCGTCTCTTGACGACGGCGAGGGCATCGACCTGCCGTTCATCACCGATTTCATCTCGGGAGCGCAACAGTTTTTCGGCGACATCGATTTCACCGCGCCCGATTTCGACCCGCAGGTCGCGGCCCGCGAGTTCGTGCGGACGGTCGTGCAGCCGTTCCTCAATATCATCTCGCGGATCGTGCCCGCGCTGTTCGGGCCGCTGCCGATCGGCATGCTGACCGACGAGCGGATCACGCTGCTACTCGAGGGCGGGTTCGACGACGCGGTGACGATCGTCGAGGGCTCGGGCTACGAGCACGACCCGGACGACGGCGCCACAACGCCCCTCGGCTGCGCCGTGGTCGACCTCGACGGGCAATGGCACCTGCTGGCAACCGAGCCGGTGCGCGTGGCGCCCGGTTGGGTGCTCAAGGCTGGCTCAAAGGTGAAATACATCGACGTCGAGGCGGCGCCGGAATCGAACGCGATCCGCATCGAGCTCGTGCCCTACAACGGCACCGAGGCGGGCGAACCGGTGTGGATGGCGAGCGATGAATCGCCCGAAGGCACGTGGGACTGGGACGACCTGAACTCGTGGGCGGAATACACTGTTCCGGCAACGGGTGTCACGCATGTCGGTTTGCAGCTGGTGACCTCCGACGAGGGGACCGCTGGCCGCGTCAAGTGGGACAACGTTTTCCTGCAGTCGACCGAGAAGATCCCGCAGGCGTTCACCAAGGATCTGCCCGAAGACCTCGCGTCGCTTCTGAATTTCGTTCGGACGTGGGTGGAGTCGGCGCTTGCTGCGCTCGGAATCGACCCGTCGGGCAACCTGCTCGATGACATTCTCGACCTGTCCGACGAGATCGAGTGGATTCGTGACCGGGCGCAGCAGGGGTTCGATGACGCGGCAACAGCGCTCGCCGACCTCGGCGAGTTGGCGGGTAACTTGCTGACGAATCCCGCTGCGGTGCTTGGTGAGATCGGGCAAGACCTCGTGACCGGTCTGCCGACGGCGCTCGGCAACCTAGAGACCACGCTCAACCAGATCGGCGAGGTGTTCGACGGCGTGGTCGTGACGCCGGTGAACTCGATCGTGCAGGCGGTTAAAGACTGGTGGAACAGCATCGCCGGTAAGACTCAAAACCTCAACAGCAGCGGCAAACTCGACGCGAGCAACCTTGTCGGGCAGGTCGCGGCTGATGCAGTGGAAGGTCTGACCGACCTGACCAACGACGTGGTGGGCGGCTTCAAAGGCATTTTCGACTCGTGGTTCGGCGGCAACAGCGGCACAGGTACGGCAACCGAAGTCGCACAGACAATCGAGGCGATCAAGGACGCCGTTATCAGCGGCTACACCGTGTCGACGTTCACCTCGTCGGAAGCAGGATGGCAACGGCCCGACGGCCTTATCGAGATGATCGCCGTGGTTGTCGGCGGTGGGGAGAACGGGCCAGCGGGAGTCAACAACACCGGGACCAGCGTCAGGCCGGGTGGCCTGCATGGCTCGTATCTCGCGCAGACCCTCGACGTGACAACCCTGCCAGCAGCTTTCGACATCGCGGTCGGGACCGCAGGGCAACGCTCATATATCCGCGAGGCCAACGCCTCGCCTCACAGCGGCACCGTGATCGTCGAGTCACCGGCGCACGGATCGCCAGGTGGCATCGCAACAGCGTTCGGACTGTCCCAGACGAACTCTGTTCCGGGCAATGGCGGCACGGGCGGCATGGCCTACAACCCCGATGATCCCCCGGCTGGACATTCAGCGACGGCAGGTACGGCCGGGTCGCCCTCTGGCCTGGCGGCAGGTGGCACGGGCGGCAACGCGGCGTCCGGTTCGAGCAGCGGTACGGCCACGGGCGGCAGCGGCGGTACTGGCGGCACGGTTTCCGCTGGCGCACTGACGAAGTGCGGCGGTGGCGGTGGCGGTGGTGGCGGTGGCGGCCGCAGCTTCGGCTTCACAGGCGGCTCGGGTGGCAATGGAGGCGCGGGCGGCTACCCAGGCGGCGCCGGAGGCGCCGGCGGAAACGGTTCTGGCGTTCTGGGCGGCACGGCCGGATCTGGTGGTCCTGGTGCCGCTGGCGTCGTGTGGCTCTTCTACAGGTAGGGGGAACAATGGGCACCGCAACTCTGGTGGCTGAGGCACTTTCACAGTTCTGCCCCGTCACGAACCACTACCGGTGTTCGGACGGTAGGTATCTGCTGATTACCATGCCAGCGCTCGACTCGATGGGAACGCTCGCCGAAACGCTCGGGATAGTCGTGCCAGTGGCGAAGTCGCACATGCCCACCACGGTGGACGTGTTTCTCGCCGACGAGAACGCCGTGGTGCTCGACGCCGATGGCGACCCGGCGAACGGTATGACGGCGCTCGCCAAGATCGAGGGCTGCCGCAGCTTTGAGCAGGCGTTGGCTCACTGCGGCTACGAGCTGGCCTAGATGGCCTGGTCGTACCCTCCGGTCATCCCGGAGCTGACCCACCAACCGGCTTGGTTTCCCGAACCACCGGAACCCGAGCCGACACAACACGGACCGGCCTGGTTCCCGCGCTGGCGGTTCAACACCGGCGACGAGGGTATCGGCACCGACTCGGCGCTACTGGTGCCCGAGATCGCGACACTCGATCGCGGTGTTGGTACCGATGGCGCGGCTGTGTCGCTGCCGGGTCTGCTGCTCGGCGACCAGGGCGTGGGTACTGACCTTGCGCTGCCGGGTGTGCTCGGCGCCGATCGCGGCGTCGGATCCGATCTAGCGCTGCCCGGTGTGTTCGGCACCGGTCTCGGGCTCGGCACGGATAGCGGTCTGGTCAGGCCGCTGATCGTGACCGGTGACCAGGCGTGCGGCGCCGACGTCGCAGTGCTGCTCATCCCGATCGGCACGGGCGTCGATCAGGGCATCGGAGCGGACACCGCGACGGCGGGTTTCGCCCCTCACGCCGCGCTGGCAGCCGCGTTCACCACGGCGGGCGCCTACACGTTCACTATTCCGGTCTGGTGCCGCTACATCGACGTGATCCTGCTCGGCGGCGGTGGCGGTGGTCGCGGAATGATCAATATCGGTTCGTGGGGCGAGGGCGGCTGGGGCGGCAACTGGGCCGTCTACACGCTGGAGCGCGGCGTGCACATTCCGTGGACTGCCCGCACCATCACGGGCTCGGTCGGCGCGGGTGGCGCTGGCAGCGCCGCGGGGTTCGCCCCGGCGCGTGGCCAGACCGGCGGATCATCGACTGCCGCGACCGATGGGTGGTCGGGGGTGGCAACTGGCGGCCTCGGCGGCCAGAACGCTCTCGCCCCTAACGGCCGCGCCGTGAGTCCACTGACGCAGACCGTCACAGGGCAGACATACACGGGTGGCGGGGAAGTTTCACCTGTCACTGCGGGTGCGGTGCCTGGCGGCGGTGGGTCCGCTGCGATCACAACCTTTCAGTCAGGTGCAACCGGGGGCCGTGGACGGGCCTGGTTCTACTGCTACCAGTAACTCGAACGATCATGAAAGGCACCAAATTTGAGTAACCCCACCAACGCCGAGGACTACGAATTCGCCTTCTACTTCAGCGTCAAGGGCGTGAAGGTCACGGGCACTGGAGATCCAGACACGTGGTACCCGAACATTCAGTACGGGCTACGTGGGGTAGGCGACGCGCCGCCACCGCTCATTCTGCAGGCGTACCTGATGAACGTTGGATTGAACTCCGATCCCGAGAGTGTGCGTTTCGCGATTCTCTACACAGACCCGGTGTCTTGGACTGCGGCGTCGCCGGAAGATGTTGCCGCGCTGCCGGGTTCTGTCGAGGACTATTCGTTCGCAATCTTCGGAGATGTTCCGGCCGACGAGAACGGAAACGCGTTCCGGCTCGGCCTGGTGGGCAGCGGCGAGTATGGCCGTGAGGTGGCGCTGCTCACGCTCCCGATCTATCTAGATACGCAGGGGCAGGACGGTGCGCTACATAACGTTGCGCTCTGCTATGCGCCGCGCGTCAGTTGGTCGGCGTGGGAACTGGACGCGTAAGTGCGGTTCTGAAAAGTCGTGGGCAGCCAGTAATCACAACAACAGGGAGAACCCTATATGTCTGAATATCAAGCCGCACACCGACGGGCATGCGCATCGGCAATCACCGCACTCGGCAACCGAATTGGGCTCTACGCCGGTTCGACGCGCGTCGGTACCGTGTTCGCCGACACCACCTGGGGTACAGCTGCCGACATCACCGAGGGCGGCGTCGACAAAGCTCAGGTGACCGGCTCGACAGTCACAGTCACGATTCCGGGCGGCACCGTATCGAACGGTACGACCATCGACCGGTACGGAATTCACAACGGCTCAACGCTTCTGCGCACCGAGGAACTGCCGGTGTCGCTGGTGATCAACGACGGCAGCCAAGAGGCGCAGGTGCAGATCACCCCGCGGTTCAAGTACCGAGGCGAGTGATGGATCACCCGGACAACTACACCGTGCTCGGTATCGAGAAACCTTTCCCGATGGTCGGCGCGATCGGTGGCGGGCTGCTCATCAGCCTCGCGGTCATGGCCCTGGCGCACGTCGCGTTCATCCGTGGTTGGTGGCCGATCGACGAGATCATCGAGGGCGAGCCCCTGTTCCACTTCTGACCTAACCCGACCTCGACCCCGCAGCCAGATTGGCGCGGGGTTTTGTTATGCCCGAAAGGAATTCCCGCATGACCGAAAACGGCTGGCCCGCGTGCGGCCCTGAGCTGCTAGACCGCAGCCCGGTGCCCGGCACGAGCATCGTGATTCCGCTGCAGCGCGGTATCCCGAGCCGCATCATGAAGGCGTTCGCCGCCGATTTCCACGCCTACGTTGAGTCGCTCTACAACGCGCGCGGCGGCACCGACGAGGGCGGCTGGACACCGACCAACAGCGTCGCCACGTCGAACCACCTCGGCGGAACGGCAATGGATCTGAACTGGTCGGATCACCCGATGGGCAAGGCGTACGACGGGTTCACGCAGGCCGAGATCGCCGCGACGCGTGAGCTTCTCGCGTTCTACGAGGGCATGATTTTCTGGGGCAACGACTGGAATTCGCCCAAGGACTCGATGCACTTTCAGATGGGCTACAACACCTACAACAACCAGGCGAAGTGCAACGATTTCATCAAACGCAAGATCCGCGCCGACGGGTTCTCGACGTTCCGACGCGGCGGCACCGGTGGCGGCACCACCCCGGCCCCGACGCCGGCCGAGAACCTCTACGCCCAACTCGGCGACAACAACGACCGGGTCCGCAGCCTGCAGCAGTTCCTCAATGACAACTTCGGCGGCTACAGCAAGCTCGACGTCGACGGCGATTTCGGGCCGCTCACCGAGGGCGTGGTTCGCGAGTTCCAGCGCCGCGTAGGCGTCGCGGCCGACGGCATGGTCGGGCCGGTCACCCTGGCCAAGCTCGTCGAGCACGGCTACGTGCCGCTCGGTGCGATCACGCAGCCCCCGCCGGCCCCGCAGGGGTTCGCCTACCCGTCGGCCGACGAGATGCTCAAGCAGGTATGGGAGCAGCTGCTCGGCCCGCAGGCCAAGGGCTGGCCCGAGCTGCTCGGCAAGACCGGCGACCGCGGCAAGTACGTCGTCGAGGCCATCGCCGACCTTCACCAGGCGGCATCATGACCGCGCGGCTGCCGCTCAAGCTCGGCTCATCCGACGCCCGGGGCGACGACGTCACGCACTGGCAGCACTGGGCACGCGAATACGCGCAGTCCTACGCCGCGCTCATTGGCCCGGTCGACGGCTACTACGGCTACAGCGACGCCGAGTTCACGCGCGAAATGCAGCGCCGCCTCGTCGCGGCCGGCCACGCGATCGCGATCACGGGCGTGTTCGACGAGGCGACCGCCGCGATCGTCGGTTACGCCGGCGCGCAGCCGGACGAGGAACGCCGCCCGATCTGGATCTACACCGCGCCCGGTTCGGGCGCCCCGTGGAATGTCGGTCCGGCGTTCGAGCTCGGCGAGTTGTGCCGCAAGATCCTGAAGCTCAATCACCAGCCGGTCGGGTACCCGATCGGCGGTTACCTCGGGCTCATGGGTGGCGATCCGGCGTTCTCCTACCTCGACGTGACCGGGGCGCAGGCAGCCGAGTTCGGCCGGCTGCTGCGCATCAACCCCGATGTGATCGCCGCGATGGCAGCGCGGCGCCTCGACCGCAACGCCCGCGTCGACGTCGAGATCTGGGTATCGGGCTACTCGCAGTCCGCCGACGGGTTCGAGGACGCCCTCGAGCACCTATTCGGCGACGGCGGCGAGTTCGAGCTGATCCGCGACCGGCTGAACGGCGTGATCCAGTTCGGTAACCCGTCGAAGGACAAGACCGGTATCGCCCGCAAGACTCGCCCCGCGTGGCTGCTGCGTCTGGTCACGAACGTGACGACCCGCGGCGACTTCTACGCCGAGGCGAACGACGAGATCCGGCCGCTGTTCTACGAGTGGTTCATCCGCGCCGAGACCGAGCTGCCGTTCGTCGTGTACTCGGCGCAGATCATCGTGCCCGCGCTGCTGAACCTGGTGGCCCCGTTCCTCGGTGGCGGCCTGGCGAACCCCGCGGCGCTGCCGCTGCTGGCCGGGCTGACTGGCGCGGGTGCTGGTGTGCTCGGCTCGGTGCTCGGCGGTGTGCTCGGCGCCAAGGACAAGCCGAACCCTGAACTCGTCGAGCTGTTGTCGGTGCGTGGTGTGCTGACCAACCTCGGCGAGCTGGTCAAGCTGCTGGCCGCGCTGCCGGGCCTGCAGGCGCACGGTGAGTACCACCTGTCGAAGCCCGAGTTCAACGGCCGCACCGGCATTCAGGTCGGCTACGACGTGGTCGCCGCATTCCGGCGCTGATCACGAAAACAGTTGTGCCACAACAGGATACGATGTACGCTCGTAATCACAACAGCACAGGGCCGGGGCCGCTAGGAACGCCTACGAGATACCCGATCGAGGTATGTACCGGTGACGTAACCAACCGATGTGTCCTCTCAAGCCCCGCCCCTGCGCTGTTCAAACCCTCGAAACCCTCGGCGCTGCCGGGGGTTTTCGCATATTCGGAGGTCTCATGAAAATCGGCAAGTACACACCGAGCCAGATCCGCAAGGCGATCGCCGCCGCGACCGGCGCCGTCGCACTGCTCGGAACGAGCTTCCTCGAGGAGTTCACCGGTCTGATCCCCGAAAGTTGGTCCGGTCCGATCACGTGGGTGATCGGCGCCGCTACCGCACTCGGCGTGTTCCTGTTCAAGAACGCGCCGCTGATCGACGCGGCCGACGAACTGTGAGCCATCGCGAACTGCCACCGATCGCGGTGGCAGTCCTACCGAAGCCGCGCAAGTCGCGGCACCCGTGGCAGTGGTGCATCTGCGCCGGCCTGCTGGTGCTCGCCGCGTCGCAGTTATTCATCGGGCCGCTGCCATCGAGCTCACTGGCAGATGAGTCGGGCCGCATGTCGGTGTGGCTCAACGTGCAGACGGTCATCGCGTGCAGCTTCTGCCTATTCGCCACCTGGGTTCGCGATGGCTGGCTACGGCTCGGTGTCGAGTTCGCAGGGCAATCACTGGCCGCCTCGGTGTTCGGCTACTACGCGTTCATCACCTGGCAGCGCTACGGGCTGTCCGACGGGCTCGGCCTCGGCATGACGATCACTGCGGCGATCTCGATGGCCGCGCTGCTGCGGTCGGGGCAGATCCTGCGCACGATGCACCGGTTCCGGCGTGCGGTCGTCCTGTCGACCGAGCAGGCCCGCGAGTGAGCACGTGGGGGCCGGCGATCCTGTCGTCGGGCATCGCCGGTGCGGTGGTCTCGTTGATCATTGCGGTCATGAACCGGCGCCACACCAAGGCGCTCGCCAAGCAGGTCGAGAACGCGGCCGAACGCGAAGAGGTCGAGCGGGACAACCTGCTCGCCGAGGCAACCGGCAAGTGGTCGAAGCTGCTCGACGAGACCCGCACCGAGGCATACAAGGAAATCGATCAGCGCTGCCGACGGTGTGAGGCCGCGCTGGCGCGCCGCGACGAGTCGATCGACCGACTGATCGACGCAGTGACTGAACTGATCCCGTTGGTGCCGGCCGGTGCCAGCGAGACTGCCAATGTGCGGGCAGCCATCCAGGCGGCCCGCCGCGCCAGATACGGCACCGACGCGGACTGATGACTGATCCGCAGCTGGAGTGCTACCGCACGGTCACCATGTCGGCGATCGTCGGCATGTGCGTGGCGCTGCTGGTGTACGTCGCACTGCTGTAATACCGATAGGCTCGAACAGAGGCCCGCTCTCGGCACACGACTCTCCAGTGCCGGGGGCGGGCCTCTTCGGCGTTCAAGGGCAGTTGGGATAGACAAGCATTGCGAGCGTGGTGATCGCGTGCGCCGCGAAAATGGTCTGGCCGGTCTCCTGCGCGTATGCCTGGTCGACCTCGGCCTGCGGCGTTCCCTTCTGCAACGCCGCGCACACCAGGTGCGCGTCGTGCGTAGCGATTCCAGGGTTCGTCACCACGACGCCTCGGCGCTGCAGCTCGGCGAGATAGCGGGCGTCATAGTCGGCGACGGTAAGGGCCGGAATCGGTGGCCTGGCCGCCGGCGGCGGTGCGGGTTCCTGCACTACGACCGTGGTCACCGTGACCGGCGGCGGCGGCGGCGGGGGCGCGGCGGCCGGTGTGGTGCTGACGATCGTCGTCGTGGTCGGCGCCGCGGCCACCTCGATCGGGGCCGGTGCTGGCGCTCGGTCGAGGTGCCGCAACCCCAGGGCCACAGTCACGGCCGCGAGAGACACGCTGACGACCACCGCGGCAGCTGTGATCACCGCGGCGCGCCTGCTCGGTGGTGGCAGCTCGTCGGCTCCATCGTCGAGCGACCAGGCGTATGCCGCCATCGTGTCGGCGTCGGCTACGCCTGCGAGCTCGGTCAGTTCCGAGTCGTCGGCCCCCATGCTGGGCATATTAACGCCATCGGCGAATGGTTGACGCGTGTATCAGGCGGCAGATGCCGCGGCGGCGTCGTCGTCATCGAGCAACTCGTTCAGCAACCGCTCATGTACGCGCGCGATCGGTGACATCCGGAACGGGTCGAGGCGTTCGATGCCCTCGGCGCGGCGCTGGTCGGTCACCCGCGTGTATATCTCGGTGCTCGTGAGTGACTGGTGCCGCATGAGTTCCTGAACGGTGCGCAGGTCGACGCCGGCCTCTAGGAGCGCGGTGCCGAACCAGTGCCGCAGGCAGTGCGCCGAGCCGAGCACCCCGGCGCGGATCATGGCCTCTTTGATCGTGCCCGAGATCGATTCTCGGCGCTGGTGCCCGCGATCGGGACCGGGGAACCAATGCCCTTTGCGGGGCATCTGGTAGGCGATTTCGACGACGCGGTGGTGCACGGGCAGTGTCGCGGTGATGTTGCCCTTACCGGTGACGGTCATGGTGCGTTCGATCAGGTCGAGGTGCTCACCTTTGATCTGGGCGATTTCGTGCACGCGCAGACCTTGGAACGCGGCGAGCAGGATCATGGCCTTGGTTCGTCGGTGTGCCCGCACGGCGAGCAGGCGCTGCACGTCGTGGTTCGACACCGGCCGCGGAACGCTCTTGGGGCGCTTGGGCCGGCCGATCATCACCATCGGGTTGTCTTGCCGGTAGCCCTGTTGCTGTAGCCACAGGAACCATGCGCTTAGCGCACCGTAGTACGTCCATCGAGTGCGCGCCGACCAGTTGCCGTCGCCGCCCTCGGCGAGCCAGGTAACGATGTGTTCGACGTCGGCGAGTTCTGGTGCGACCCTGCACCACGTGGCCATGCGGCGCACCGTGGCCGAGCGTTCGTCGACCGTGCGCCTAGAGAGTGATTGCGCGAATTGCCAAGTGCGCCACCGTTCGATCATTAGAAATCTTCCCCCTGCAAAAACTGACTGAGGCGCTGATTGTTGCATCGGGGACATGTTGAGCACCTAACTATCACGTCACGGCTTGATAACGGCGTAAGCGTTCTGATGTTGCGGGGCCACCCTGCAAGGCCGCCAATCAGGCGACACGCTCGGCTGGGCCGTTAGGGCGCAGCGGGATTACCGGCGCGTGGGATAGTTCGCCAGAACCGTGCGATTTGGTCGACTGGTAATGAATAGGTCGGGGGTTCGATTCCCCCAGGCGGCTCCCACCATCCCCGTCCGGTCCGTTATCGGGCCGGACGGTTCCGTTTGCTAGCCACTCGAACGGCACACCGGTACGGAACGCCCAGGCGATGAGCATGGGGCGGCTCGGTGTCTTGCCGCGGCCGTTCATCCATGCACTTATCGTGTTTCGGTGCAGTTCGAGATGTTCGGCCATCTCCTGCACGCTCACACCAGCGACGCGAAGCGACTTCGCGAGACGGTCTGCCAGATCCCATTCGGGGATGGTTTGACCCATGTCAGTGCTGATACTCATGCAACAACTCTTGCACGCCCAAGATCACTACGCAAGTCTTTGCGTAATTTGTCGTAATACGACACGCATGCAATTCCCTAAGCTGATGCTCTTGCGTTGTGCATTGCACACGCCTAGGGTTCAGCACTATGCCCCTGCACACACCGAGTGCAACGCCCGAAATCGTTGCATCAGAAGCCTGCCGAATCCTCAAAGTCGACCGCTCAACCCTGCTGCGCTGGGTCGCCGCCGAGAAAGTGACACCGACCCGCAAGCTGCCCGGTAGCACCGGCGCATTCCTGTTCGACCGCAAGCAGATCGAGACGATCGCCGCGAGCCGCCGCAAGACCGCCAAGGCGTCGGCATGAACCCCGCGGCCCACCTCGTCGAGGCCATCACCGCGCAGGTTCGCGATCTGATCGGCACCCGCGCCGAGCGTGGCGAGTCGCCCCTCTACTCGCTGGCGATCCTCAAGGAACTGCAGGACAAGCCGGTCTATGCGGGCACCGTCGCGCCCGCCGTGGTCGCCGAGCGTCGTCGCCGCAACAAGGTGGCCCGCCGGTCGCGCCGCATCAACCGCCAGGCGGCTCGCCGATGAGCGCCGCGTTCACGCCCGACGGTCTCGGCGCCGAGCTGACGCCCAAGGGCGACGTCGCCGAGGCGTTCGCGTTCGACGGCCACGTCGTGCGGGTGCTGCTCATCGACGGCGACCCGTGGTTCGTCGCCGGTGACGTCGCCCGTGCCCTCGGCTACCGCGACGCCCACAACCTCGGGCGCCGCCTCGACGAGGACGAGAAGGGTACTCACTCACTGAGTACCCCGGGCGGCACCCAGAACGCCGGTGTCATCAGCGAGTCGGGGCTCTACACCGCGATCCTCGGCAGCCAGGTTCATCGCGTTCGCGAGTTCAAACGCTGGGTTACCCGCGAGGTGCTGCCCGCGATCCGCAACACCGGTTCCTACTCGCACTATCCCGCCGCGCCGGCGACCGCCGCGCTGCCATCCAAGCGCGAGCTGGCGCAGTGGGTGATCGAGGCCGAAGACCGCGCCGAGCGCGCCGAGGCTAAGGTCGCCGCGCTCGAACCCAAGGCCGAGTTCTACGACGAGCTGATGGACGCCGACGGCGCCTACTCGCTGCTCGCGACCGCGAAAATCCTCGGTTGGGGCCGCAACGTCATGATGCGCGAGCTGCGCCGCGCGGGCGTGCTGCAGGGCAACAACCTGCCCTATCAGCGCTACGCGCATCACTTCAGGGTCGTTCCCGGTACCTACGAGAACCGCAAGACCGGTGAGACCGTGCCGACGGCGACGACGACCGTGCTGCCCTCGGGCATCGCGTTCCTGCGCCGCAAGCTCGACGCCGCGAATCCGCTCGTCGAGGTCGAGGCGGTGTGCCATGTCTGACGAGCCCTACGCGATCCGCGTGTTGCAACGCGTCGACGCGCTTTTCGCCCGGGCGCAGCGCGCCCTGGCGGACCAGCCGGACGCGGCCGCAACCATCGCCAATCTGCATGCGATCCACCGCGGCGTGTCCGAGACCGCGGCCGCGCAGTCTATCGAGCTCGAGCAGTTCGTCCGGGCTTCCCATGACGCCGAGCAGGCCCGCGCCGAGCTGCAGGTGCGCGTCGATGAGTTGCAGTCCGAACTCGACGAGCTGCGCGGCGGTCTGGCCGAGGGCATCGCCCAGGCGGTGACCCGATGAGCAGCGACTACCTCGACGCCTCGGGCCTCACCGACGCCGGACTTGACGACGAGTTCCTCGACCTCGACGAGCTCGATCTGCCGCGCAGCGCCGAGCCGCAGTGCGATCACCCGCCCGTGGCATGCGACGCGACGTGTCGGCGCATGCACACCGCCGGGGAGGTGAGCACCGGAATCCCCCGCACGGTGCCCTCCCCGGCGGGCTCAACGTCGCCCGTGCCGTCCATCTACGCAGCGGTTTCGACCGTGCTGCTCGCCGTCGCGCTGGCGGCGCTGGTGCTGGCGGTGTTCGCATGACGATCGTTGACCGGCTCAACGCCGCCGCGAACGAAGCCATCCACCGCGGGCTCGCCGGGTTCGGGCGGCTGATCCTCGCCCCGCTCGAGGCGCTTAATCAGACCGCGATGGCGAACGCGCTGAACCGCGACTACGGGTTCACCTACGACGACGCGGTGACCGCCGCAGCCGACGCGCTCGCCGACGACGAGGCCGACGATGTGGTCGACGCCGAGGTGCACTGCGCGGACTGCAACTGCCCCACGGTCTGCGGGTGCGGGCGTGAGTTCTACACCGAGCGCGATAGCCCCGACTCCCCGCCGATGTGGTTTCACCGCGACGACGACAGCCCGATCGGTGTCGAGTGCGCCCACTACATCGCCCGCGTCGGTGAGGACGTGACCTGCCGCTGCGGCAAGCGGTTCGGCGATTTCTCCAGCCACGCCAAGCACCTGGTGGACCTGGAGCGTGCGTCGCGGTCACCCGTGCGGGTCGAAGACCTCGCCGCGCACGTCACCGCCATTCTCAACGCCTGCCGCAAGGTCGACCAGCTCGGCGTGAACCCCGCCGACGAGATCGCCGCCGACCTGCTCTCCGACTACCACATCACCCGCAAGTAGTAAGCGGCCCCGCGCCGCTGCAACGGCCGGGGCCTTCACCCACAAGAAAGAAGGCAATTGTGAGCAACAACAGCGTACCCAACAACACCCGCCCGATCTGGACTCCCGCCGACGCCCGCCGGGCCGCCGAGGACGCCAAGAGGCACAAGCCGGTGCGCCTGCGTGACTGGGTGTGGGCGCCCGTGCTGATCATGGTCGGGATCCTCGGCGTCGGTCTGCTGACTGGGTGCAGCAGCACCGTCGAGGGCACGCCGACTGCCGCCAGCGGTCCGGTGTCCGCGCCGACCGAGGTCGCGCCGCCGCCGATGACCGAAGAAGAACTCACTGACCGGGCGTTCATCATGACGCTCGATGAGGGCGAGATCCCTTACGTCACCGAAGAGGGCGCGATCGAGGGCGGGCATCTGGTCTGCGATCTGCTCGCCGAGGTCGACGGCAACGTGTTCACCGCCGCGCTCGCGATCGCAAGCGCCGACGATAGCCCGCTGACGACCGATCAGTCGGCGTACCTCGTCGGCGCCGCCAGCGCCGCCTACTGCCCCGAGTACGTCGCCGGACTGGTGGGCAACTGATGAGCAGCATCACGATCACTCGGCACGCCGGTCCGCTCGACCTCGGGCGGATCCGAGCGGGCGACGAGCGCAGCACTATCGCGATGGCGCTCGAGGTGAACCTGTCCTCGTTCGGCGGCGACCGGTACTGGCAGCTGGCGGTTATCCGCACGGCGCCAGGTCTGCCCGAACCGGTGGTCTATCCGCGTATCGACGACGAGCGCGACGCCGAAAAGTGGATTCGCTACCTCGCCGAGCTGGTGGTGCGCGCCGAGCGCGCCGAGGCGGTGACCGAATGATGCGGCGCCGCAACGGTCGTCACTGGCCCGCCGAGGGCCGCCCGAGCGTCTACGCGATCCGGCACCGGCTACGCAACGAGTTGCGACCGACGGGGCGGTTCTTGTGCGGCGCTGAGATTCACGAGCACAAGGGCGAGGAATACCTCGTGTTCAACAACGTCACGATCGCGACGCCCGAGCCGGACACCGGCGACACCAAGATCGGCATGCTGACGATCGCGATGCCCAGCGGCGCGGGCGGTGCACAGTGACCGCCGCGCTCAATTGGATGGACCGGGCCGCGTGCGTCGGCTACGACCCCGAAATTTGGTTCAACGGCCGCACCCGCGAACTCGCCCAGCAGATCTGCGCAGGCTGCCCCGTCGCCGCGCGCTGCCGCGCACGGGGCGCCAACGAATACCGCGGCGTGTGGGGCGGCGAAGTCCAGATGAAGAAAACCGTGGGCGCATCACCGACCGCCGAGTACATCGGTCACGAGCACGGCACCGAACGCGGCTACCGCAAACACCTCAGCGACAAGACCCCGCCATGCGATCGGTGCAGCATCGCGCACGGGTTCGTCAGCGCCGAGCGTTACGCGGCCAGGTCGGCATGAACGGCGTGAAATGCCAACGCTGCGGCAACTACTGGACGTTCAGCGGCAACCCCAACCTGTTCCAGGTGATCGACAAGTTCTGCCCTATCTGCATCCCCGCCGTGCTGCCCCGCCTGGGCGTCGTGGCCCCGATGCGCAAACCCCAACCGGCAAGGAAACCTGCGTGATGGCCTACGAGTACGAGATCGACGAGTGGCGGCGAGCCACGCACACGATGAGCGAGACCGAGCGCGCTGGCGCTGTGGACGCGTCGCGCCGCGGCCTCGGTGTGGTCGGTGACCGCGACGACGCCCGCGACGAGATCGGCGGCCGCCGATGAGCACGGTGCCGGTCAAGGACGGCATGAACCGGTTCGTTGACGAGGCCGACTATCACGCCGACCGCGGCTCGCTGTCGGTGTCCGGGGCGAAACTGCTGCTGCCGCCGTCGTGCCCCGCGAAATTCCGCTGGGAACAGGACAACACCCGCAAGCCGAAAAAGGTTTGGGACTTCGGACACGTCGCGCACAAGCTGGTGCTCGGCAAGGGCGCCGAGTTCGAGGTGCTCGACCCGGCGGTGAACGGGCTGAAGGCTGACGGCACCCCGTCGGAGAAGCCGACTGCCACGGCAAACTGGCGCAAGGCCGAGGATCAGGCGCGCAAGCAGGGCAAGGTGCCGATTCACGTTGACCTGTTCACCAAGGCGTACGACATGGCCGAGAAGGTGCGCCAGCACCCGACCGCCGGCCCGATCTTCGCCGACCCCGAGGGCGTGGCCGAGGTCGCGCTGTACCACACCGACCCCGAGACCGGTGTGCGGTTGCGCAGCCGGTGCGACTGGATCGAAACCGACGGGGACATCGACGATTACAAGACCTCCACCACCGCGAACCCCGCCGAGATGCGCACCAAGTTCTACAAGCTCGGCTACTACATGCAGGCCGCCTGGTACATGGACCTGGCGGTGGCAGTGGGCGCCAGCGAGAACCCGCGGTTTCGGTTCGTGGTGCAGGAGAAAGAGCCGCCGTACGTGGTGACGGTGGTCGAGTACGACGAGGAATCGATCGAGCAGGGGCGCCGCGCGAACCGGCAGGCGATCCGCCTCTATGCAGACTGCCTCGAACGTGGTGAGTGGCCGGGTTACTCCGACTCGGTCGTGACCATCAGCCTGCCGAAATACGCCATGCAGGACGGCATTCAAGAAGACGCCAGCGCACTAATCGCCGAATTGGAAGGGATCTACCAGTGACCAGCACCGAAGTTGCCAAGAACACCGACGCCGAACCGACGTTGCCGCAGCTGATCCAGCAGATGAAGCCGGAGATCGCGAAGGCTCTTCCGGCGCAGATGAACCCGGAGCGGATGGCACGCATCGCCACCACGGTCCTCAAGCAGACCCCCGCGCTGGCGCGGTGCACGCCCGCATCGTTCCTCGGCGCGCTCATGACCGCGTCGCAGCTCGGCCTCGAGCCCGGTCCGCTGGGCGAGTCGTACTTCGTGCCCTACGGCAAGGACGTGACGTTCATCCCGGGGTACCGCGGCCTGATCAAGCTGGCCCGCAACTCCGGTCTGCTGGTCGACATCTGGGCCGAGATCGTCTACGCGAACGACGAGTTCAAGTACACGCTCGGCCTGCACCGCGACCTCCAGCATGTGCCGGCCACCGGTGACCGGGGCAAGCCGATCTACGTGTACGCGGCGGCGAAGCTCAAGGACGGCGGCACCCCGTTCGTGGTGATGACTCACGCCGAGGTCGAGGCGATCCGCGCCCGGTCGAGGGCTGGGAAAAACGGGCCGTGGGTGACCGACTGGAACGCGATGGCGAAGAAGACCGCGGTGAAGCAGTTGGCCAAGTGGTTGCCGCTGTCGGCGGAGTTCAACACCGCGACGGTCATGGATGGCACGGTGCGCAGCGACTACACGTCGAATTTGATCGACGTGAAGCCCGAGTACATCGACGGCGAGGTGGACGACAATGCGACCGACCCGGAGCCCGCCGAGATGGTGCCCGACACCGACCCGAACGTGATCGACGGTGAGGCCACGGAGATCCGCATGGCCAGCAAGGACCAGCTGAAGCGGCTGTCCGAGATTCAGCGGGCCGAGAAGTACACCGACGAGGACTGGTTCACGTTCCTCGCGGAGGCGGCTGGTGTGCAGGCCACGCGTGCCGGGGAGTTGACGTTCGAAGAGGCGACGCGCGCGATCGCGGTGTTCGACGGGCCCGACCTGTGACGCTCACACCGGCTGAGCATTACGAGCGCGCTGACGCGCTGGTGGCTGAGTTGGAGCTGGTCGACCCGCGGAAGGCGGGCGACCTTGCCCACGTGCGCCACAAGGCGATCCTGGCCGAGCTGCACGCGCGGCTCGCTCAGTCCCCGTGGTGGCCCGCCATCGCCGATGAACTGGGCTATGCCGTGGCTGAGATCGGTTCTTGCACCGACATGCCGAAGTTCGTCGACAACGGTGGCCCAGTCATCGAAACCCGTACCGCCACAGGCGACCGCCTGTAACCAACACAACCAGAAGGGAATCCATCATGTCCGATGCAGAGGCCGACAAGAAAGAAGGCACCGAGCTCGCCCCCGGAGATGTCACCGACTTCGTCGTGGTGCTCACCCAGCTCGATAAGGGCCGCGTCCAGCAGGAAGCGTCCAACGCCCTGCATGAAGTTGTTGAGGCCGCTCTCACGCACAACAAAAAGGGCGGCACCGTCAGCATCAAAATCACCGTCAACCCGCTGGAATCCGGGGCGGTGCAGGTGATTGCCGACGTAACCGGCAAGCCCGTCAAGGATCCCGCCGGAACGATTTTCTTCGCCGACGGCGAAGGTCATCTGTCCCGAGACAACGCCGGACTGTTCTACGGCATCAAGTAGTCGAAACCCATCACACCGTCACCGAAAAGGAACTGAACACAACATGTCTGACAAGATTCTCGAACTGCCGGCGCACACCATTATCGACGATGAATGGGGGGCCGACGGCCACCTCCGCTTGATCGCCGCGAACGGCGCGAACGGCCTTGAAACCAAGGTCATCGACGTGCGGGCTGAAGCGCCGAACGCATTCCCACCCCGCACCGTGACCGACCGAGTCGTCACCGACACCGCCTCATTCCTCGCTGAGATCGACCGCCGCCCGCTGCTCAATGGCGTGTCGACTGTGTGGGGCAATCGGCAGAAGGGCGAGATCACCGCTGTCTACGACGAACTCACCGCCGACGCAGCCGACGCCTACACACGCCGCAGTGACCGCCTGATCCTGCGCTTCGTGCCGGACCCCGACTGGGCGACCATGCGTGCGACCGCTGACGGACAGTTCCACACCCAGGACGAGTTCGGTGACCTGATCGAAGCGGCTGGCCACCTCATCATTTCCCACCCCGCAGCGGAACTGATGGAGATCGTGGACAGCGTCCGCACCAGTTCCAAAGGGTCATTCGAATCGAAGATCCGCCGCGACACGGGCAGCCAGTACCTCACCTACTCGGAAGAGGTATCGGCGAAGGCTGGATCATCGACCAGGCCGCTGGAGGTCCCCCGTGAGATCACCATGAGCGCACGGCCGTTCGAGGACTACCCGCAGGTGGAGGTGAAGTGCTGGCTGCGGCTTCGAATCAACCAGGGCCAGTTGTACCTGGGACTGTTCCCGCAGCCCTATGAGCACCGTGTGCGCGACGCCTGGGTGCACGTCACTGGGGAGCTGGCCGAGCAGCTGGGCGTTCCGGTGTACGCGTCGAACGTGGGCCGCTAGATGGCCCGCACCCGCGCCTCAGCGAAGGCGGCCGGCGCCCGCACGGAACGCGCGGTGGCCGACTACCTCGTTCAGGCTCTCGACGACGACCGGATCGACCGCCGGGTGAAGACCGGCGCGAAAGATCGTGGCGATATCGCTGGGGTGCGGGTGCATGGCCAGCGGGTCGCGATCGAGGTCAAGGATGTCAAGCACGAGGACTGCACTAAGTGTCAACGGGTGTCTGGCCTGAAGCTGCCGGAGTGGACTGGCGAGTCCGCGGTGGAGGCCAACAACGATGGCGCGTTGGTCGGCGTGGTGGTTCATAAGCGCAACGGCACAACGGATCCCGGCAAGTTCTGGGTCCACATGACGCTCGATGACTTGCTGGCGTTGATCACTGGCCGCCGGCACGGGCACCGCGCCCATATCCAGGAGGAGATCGGCTGATGCTGAATTGGAAGAGCCACCCCCACATGGTGGGCGTGTTGACCGCGTTCGGTGATCGTGGCACGTACTCGGTTGAACGGGTCGGGCCGGAGTGGATCCTGCAGGGACGCGGTCACGACGGTCTGGGCATGCTCGCGATCCCGTGCCAGGGCAAGGCGTTCGCGACGCTCGACGCGGCGAAGACGTGGGCCAACGAACTCGACCGCGTGGTGTGGGCCGAGGCTCAGGTCTCGGGGGCGTGACCATGGGCAACCCCATCACGCTCGGCAGCACGCGAGGGTTCTGCGAAACCTACGACGAGCTGCACGAGATCGGCGTTCCCGACTGGCAGATCGCCAAACGCATGGGCATCAGCATCCTGTCGCTCGAACGCCAGCTCATCCGATATGGCCGCCAGGTCAGCGAGCTGCTCCGCGACATGGCCGACGAGGAACGCTCGAAAAGGAAGGCAGCATGACGCTCACTCTCACTGATCTGTTTTGCGGCGCTGGCGGTTCGAGCACCGGCGCGATCGAGATCCCCGGTGTGGAGGTTCGCGTCGCGTCGAACCACTGGGACCTGGCCGTCGAGACGCACAACACGAACCACCCCGACGCCGACCATGTGTGCGCCGATCTGTCGCAGATCGACCCGCGCCGATTCCCGCGCACCGACATCCTCTGGGCGAGCCCGGAGTGCACGAATCACTCGGTGGCCAAGGGCCGCAAGCGCGCCGACGCGCAGCCCGATCTGTTCGGCGAGGTCCTGCCCGACGCGGCGGCCGAGCGGTCCCGCGCCACGATGTGGGACGTGCCCCGGTTCGCCGAGGCGCACCGATACCAGGCCGTCATCGTCGAGAACGTCGTAGACGCGTGGCACTGGCAGCCGTTCCAGGCGTGGCTGATGGCCATGGACTCGCTGGACTACGAGCACCACATCGTGTTCCTGAACTCGATGCACGCTCAGGCGTTCGGGCCAGGGGCACCGCAGTCACGGGACCGCATGTACGTGGTGTTCTGGCGCAAGGGCAACCAGCGGCCCGATGTCGACCGGCTGACGCGGCCCGAGGCGGTGTGCCCGACGTGCGGGCAGGTCCGTGTGATGCAGTCATGGAAGCGGCCGGAGCGGGCCCCGTGGGGCCGCTACCGCGCCCAGTACGTGTACCGGTGCCCGTTGACCACGTGCCGCAATCAGGTCTTGGAGCCGCTGTTCCGTCCGGCCGCCGAGATCATCGACTGGTCACTGCTGGGGCAGCGGATCGGCGACCGGGACAAGCCACTGGCGGAGAAGACGATGGCGCGAATCCGGGCCGGCATCGAGCGGTACTGGGCGCCGTTCATCACCGAGCACCGCCACGAGTACCGAGTCCGCGGCGTCGATGTGCCGTTGCAGACCGTGGCGGCGTCGGGGAATCACTTCGGCCTGGCGGTGCCGGTCGAAGGCCGCGACGGAAAACAGGCCGTTCCGGTCGACCAGCCCGCGCGCACGATGACGACTCGCAACGAGACCGGGCTGGCATTCATCGCGGAGTTGCGCGGCGGCGGGTCCAAGCACCGCCCGGTTGATCAGCCGCTGGCAACGGTCACCGCGTCGGGCACGCACCACGGCCTGGTGACGACCTACTACGGCAACGGGGGAGTGGTGCCCACCGGCGAGGCGCTGCCGACGTGCACCACGGTGGAGCGGCACGCGCTGCTGATGCGCCACCACACCGCGCGCGGCGATCAGGGGCAGATGTCCACACCGGTGACCGAGCCGGCGCGCACGATGATGGCCAACGGGCCGACACCCGCGCTACTGCACGGCCGCCCGACGATCGACGTCGAGGATGTCCTGTTCCGCATGCTGGAGCCGCGAGAGATTGCCCGCGCCATGGACTTCCCAGCCGAGTACCGGATCCTCGGGAACCGACGCGAGCAGGTGCGCCAGGCCGGCAACGCGGTCACCCCACCGGCCGCGCGAGACCTCGTCGGTGTCGTCGCCGAATCACTCGGAGTCGCGTCATGACCGTCGAGCAGCTCGCTCTCGATCTCACGTTGCCGAGCCAGCCCGCGGTGGTCGAGCAGGTCGCCGTGGTGTTCACCGCGGTCGGCGGCCGCGACAAGGGCATGCAGGTCTACCACGTGCATCCCGACCCGGAGTGGTACTGCGCGGATGTCGCGGCGCGGCAGCGCAAGGCCGGGATGACGCCGGACGCCCGCGTGATGCGTCGCATCGTCACCTGCACGCAGTGGGAGGCGATGTGAGGCATCCCGAGTTCGGCTACTGGTCACCGTCAGACGCCGACCGCCGCAAGTGGCAACCCGAGCCCGGCGACGTCGTCGCCTGGAACTTCAAACCGTGGCGCGTGATTGATATTCGCACCGGGGTGCCACACAAAGACAACCCCAATGTCACCTACACCGTCTACCGGATGCGGCCCGTGGAGGCTGGCGATTCCAACAAGCGGGACATCCACCGAGGATGGACATACGGCGGGCCCACGGTGCTTAACGAGCACTACGGGTTATGTGTTCACTGCGGCGAACTCACCCCATGCCGCGCCACCATGGCTGAACGCGCCGCCAAGAGTGCGGCTGAGCGGATGACACGCTACGAGACCCCCGGTATCTGCCCTGAATGCGCCGAACCGGTCACCCATCGTCAGGAGCGGGAGACGTTTCCCAACATCGTCGTGCCAGCCGGGCCGCCAGTCACGTTTCATGCTGGCCGTCGCAAGTGCAGGTATGCGATGGAGCGGTACCGCGACAAGGTGGGGCAGCAGGAATCGCAACTACGCCTCGATGGCGGTGAGGGCTTCTCATGAACGCCGACGAGCTCGTCGCCTGGCGCAACCGCCGCCGCACTCATCGCAGCGCGTGGGGTCATCCGCACCCGAAACCACTCACGCAGCAACCACAACCTCAGGAGAAACGATGAGTGACCGTATTGAAACCATCATCCGGGACGCGCACACCCGCTGGTTGAATGACCCCACCGTTGATGTCAACCCCGGCGTGCTGATCCTCGCCGCGTTGAAGGCGAACCGCATCGCCCTGGTCGAGCTGCCCGAGTCAGATGGCAAAGACGCCGACGGCCAGGAGTACTTCGGCGACTTCGGCATCCGCGTCGACCACAGCGGCGGTCCCCACTCCGAGCATCCCCGCATCTATATCGACGGACGTCCGAGCACACCCGAGCGCGCACGCGACGAAGCCGCCGACCTGCTCGCTGCCGCTGCCGCTGCGGAGGTGTCCGGTGAGTGATCCAGCAGTAGAAGCTACGCGGCGGGCGATAGGCAACATCAACCGGTCGGAGCCGTACAGATGGGCTGAGCTTGGAGCCCGCGAGATGGCCAAGCCGATACGAAAACTGCACCAGCACCTGTCCGCAGCCGCATTGTCCGAGGACGCCGAGGTCGAGCACGGAATGCGCCTGGTCCTCGACGCTATCGCCCCATTGATCTACACCAGTGAGGAGTTGTCCAGTGAGTGATGTTGTTGAGCGGGCACACGAACTGCTCGCAGGGATCACTCCGTGGCCGTGGTTTGTGGACATCGTGCCAAAGCCTCGTGGACGAATCTTTGTAGGTAACCGCGCAGACGGACGACACCACGGGCTATGGGCGATCATCTATGCGCACGGCGACGATCTGCGAGATCTTAACGATAAGGCCGCGCATACGGCCACTGCTAACGCCGAGTTCATCGCTGCCGCACCGGAGCTGGTGTCTGAGCTCACTGCCCAGGTGAAGCAGCTGCGGCGTGAGGTCCGCTCGATGCGCCGCCAGATCGAAATGTTCCTCGAAGACGGCGTTCGCGAGCGGCTGATCGTTGCCCTGGGAGCGTCCGACTTGGCGGTGCCTGATCACGAGCTGGGCGCGGCGGTCAGGAAGGCGCGGAACATCGCGTATCACGAGCTGGGTATCGAGCCCGAGCCGCCGGGTCTGCGCGCGCTGCCCGCCGCGAAACCCAACACCCCGACCCCCGAGGACTGACATGGATATCTACGTTGTGACGGATGGCGCGCGTGTGGTGGGCGCGTCGGCGAGATTGCAGGGCGCCGAACTGATCCGCGCCGACGCGGCACGCGGACAGCGCGCGTTTTGGCTCGCCCACGGCCGCGACCCCGAGCGTCAGGCCGACGAGGCCGAGCGGACGGCATACGACCGCATGCAGATCGTCAACACCGAGCTGCAGGACGCCGACTGATGGGCGACCGGACGAAGATCGAATGGACCCGCAGCGACGACGGCTCCCCGGGCGCCACCTGGAACCCCGTCACCGGGTGCACGAAGGTCAGCACGGGGTGCGACAACTGCTACGCCGAGAAGATCGCCAACCGATTCGCGGGAACGAAGGCATACCCCAACGGGTTCGAGGTCACGTCGCGGCCCGAGCGGCTCGACCAGCCGCTCCGCTGGAAACGCCCGCGCCGCATCTTCGTGAACAGCATGGCCGACCTGTTTCACGACCAGGTGCCCGACGACTACATCGCCCGCGTGTTCGCCGTCATGGCGCTCTCAGACCGCCACACCTTCCAGGTGCTCACCAAGCGCCATGGCCGTATGCGGGCGCTGCTGCGCGACGGGGAGTTTCAGCAGCTCGTCTACGAGGCATGGGGAACCCTGGACACCCCGAAAGGTCAGCCGACGATGGAGGACTGGCCCTGGCCGGGTTGGCCGCTGCCGAACGTCTGGCTCGGTGTCAGCACCGAGAATCAGCAGTGGGCCGACATCCGGATTCCCGCGCTGCTCGACACTCCCGCTGCGGTCCGGTTCAGCAGCGCTGAGCCGCTTCTCGGACCGATCGAGATGGACAGCTATCTCGTCGACTTGCCGGAGGACGAAGACGGAGCACCGTACCCCGGCCACCTCGACTGGGTGATTGTCGGCGGTGAGTCCGGCCCCGGTGCGCGGCCGATGCACCCTGACTGGGCGCGGTCACTGCGAGACCAATGCCAGGCCGCCGGCGTGCCGTTCCTGTTCAAGCAGCGTGGTGAGTGGACATGGAACGAGCCCGGCGAGTTCCGGATGCCGACGAAGCCGTACAGCGACCGAATCGCGGTGATGCACGGCGCCGGGATGACAGCGATGACGAAAAGCAACCCGTTCAACCCCTTTGAGCGCGGCCACCCGCACTGGACTACCCGTATCGACCGGGTCGGCAAGAAGCGCGCTGGCCGCGAGCTCGACGGCCGCACCTGGGACCAGTACCCGGATGTCTGAGCGCCCGGATTGCGCGCTGTGCGGCTGTCTCTACCACGAGGGGCCTTGCCGCGGCGTGGTCGAGACGTATCCCAGCCCCCGCACTGGCGAGCCCCTCGAAATCCACTGCGACTGCCCCGGATACGAACCACCAGAAGACGAGGAATCGAATGGGTAACGACACCGTCCCGACGCTGCGTGTTGGTCACTACGTGCGCCTCGCGGCGCGTGGCCGGGGCGGCGTCTACGAGATCGCCGAAATCGCGCCGCACCAAGGCGAACCCCGATACCGACTCACCGCTACCGCCAAGCACCCATACGCCGCCAAACGTGTCCCCGACGCGCTGCGTTGGTACCGGCGCGACGAACTGTTCCCGTTGACGCATTCGAGGACACCGCGATGACCGACCCGAAGATCCGGCTGTTGTTCAGCCGCCGCGAGCTGATCGCGATGGGCCGGTGCCCCGACTGCGGCTGGCACCCGAAAACGCAGTTTCACCACCCGGACTGCCCCCAATGGGACTCAGAAACGGAGACAGCAAAGTGACGTGTGCCCAGTGCGGTGTGCAGCTCGTCCGCCGACCAGGTGAAGCGCGCACCGTGTTCTCGCGCCGAATGTTCTGCTCGGTTGTCTGCCGCTGCCGACACTCCGCAGCCAAAATGCGGGACCAACTCAACGCCTCTGGAAGCCGTTCAGCGCATGGGATGGACCGTCACCGCCTCCGACTGCTGGGAATGGAACGGCTGGCGCAACGACAACGGCTATGGCGAGTACGGCACCCGCATTGGTGACGTCAAGACCGGGGAGATCCTCGCTCACCGCCTCGCCTACATCGCGTGGCACGGGCCAATTCCCGAGGACCAGGAAGTCCGACACCGATGCGACAACCCGCCATGCGTCAATCCCGACCATCTGGAGATCGGAACCCACGCCGACAACATGAACGACGCCAAGATCCGTGGTAGGACCGCGCGAGGCGTGACGCACGGGCTGGCCAAGCTGACCGATGACGACGTGCGGGCAATCAGAGCTGCCAGTGCGGCTGGTGAAAGCTACCGATCACTCGCTCAGCGGTACGGCGTGAACAAGTTTCACATCGGGCGAATTGTGCGGCGAGAGAAGTGGTCACATGTCGCGTAGCTGCCAAGGGCATCACTCCGACTGCCCGATCCAACCTGAAACGGAGGACTGATGCGCATCAGGTCAACCAAACCCGAGTTCTGGCGCTCGGCGCGGATCGCGTCGGTTTCGTGGGACGCGCGGCTGGTGCTGAAGGGCCTCGAGTCGTACGTCGATGACAACGGCGTCGGCAAGGACGACATCGCGTTGATCGTCGGCGACGTGTTCCCGCGCGACATGCTCGCGAACCCTCGCGAGACTTACGCGAGGGTGTCCGAAGCGATTTTCGAGCTCCACCAGGCCGGTCTGCTGTGGCGCTACGAGGTCGACGGCACCCGACTGCTGTTCGTTTCGTGGTGGGAGGACGTTCAGCGCATCGACAAACCAGGCAAGGGGCGTTTCCCCAGGCCAGACGGCACGATCAACTACCGCGACTCCGAAATTCGCGAGAGTGTCGCGAGCCCTCGCGAGAGTGCCGCGCCTGGAACAGGGGAACAGGGGAACAGGGGAACAGGGGAAAAAGAACTCTTGCCCGACGCTGACGCGTCGAGCGAGACCGAACTCGCGCTGCTCGACATCGCCGTCGATGCCAACGACTACCCCAACGACTTCGCGCCGATCCCCGAGACCCGCTACACGCCCGAGTTCGAGCAGTGGTGGGCGCACTACCCGCGCAAGGTCGGCAAGGGCGCCGCGTTCAAGGCGTTCAAGGCGGCACGGAAACGCGCCCGCCTCGATCAGCTCATCGCCGGGGCGCAGCGCTACGCCACCGACCCGAACCGCGAGGACCAGTTCACCAAGTACCCCGAGGGCTGGCTGCGTCGCGACGGCTGGCTCGACGAACCGATGCCGGCCCGCGCACCGGCCGCGGCGCCGACGTCGAAGCTGCGGCGCACCGCCGAACTCGCCAGCCGTGTCCGCGCGCAGGAATCCGGCCGTAGGGAGCTCGCATGATCAGCACCGCCGACGCGCTCGACGTGATGGCCATCGTCGCGGCGTGCCATCCACGCACCGCGCCCCGCATGGACGACGACGAGGCCGCGATCGCGACTGCGACGATCTGGGCCGAGCTGTTCAACGCGCAGGGCCTGGAACTCGACGACCTGGCCGAGGGCGTGAAGGCCCGCGCGACGACGGAATCAGACGCCCCGGAACCGGCCGACATCTGCGCGGCGGCGCGGGCGGTGCGCCGCAACCGCAACGAGCGTGAGGACCGCGCTGCGCGTGAGGCCCGGCAGGAGCACCTCGACGCGGTCAAGGCCGCCGAGCCGGTCGCTGCGCTGCCGGCGGGGTTCGTCGGCGGGCAGGTCACCAACCGCACACCGCGGTTCGAGGCGGCCGAGCAGGCGTTGCAGGACTGCTACGGCCGCGATCAGTGCCGCGCCGCGCTGGTCGAGTATTTCGCCGCCAAGCGTGAGGCGCTCGGCATGGGCAAGGCCAACAACCGAAACCGACGACAGGAGAACCACCGGTGAAGCTGTTCAAACGGCAGCCGACCGCGCTCGAGCTGCACCACCGAGCGATCCGCGAGTGGCGCCGCAACCCGACGATCAGCACCTACGTCATGGTCGACGGGCGCGAGGTACGCACGCCCGCTGTGGATCCGTTGACGCGCGTGCAGTCCGTGCTCGATCGGGTCGTCCTTGTCACGGTCGCCGAGGTGTGCGGCGTTCCCGCGCCCGACAGCGACCAGGGGCCGTACACCGTGCCCGACGCGCCGTGGGTGATCTTCGCCGACAGGGGCGACCAGTGACCGCATGCCAGGTGTGCGAGGGCCGCGCGCAGCTGTTCCTCTGCCTGACGCACATCACGCAGCTGCGCGACACGTTGCGTGATCTGCCGTGGTGGCTCGAACGCCTCGACGAGGCCGTCGTCGGGCAGGTGCGGCTCGGCGATCCGGGCCGGCGCGGCACGAAATCGCACGAACTCGACGCCTACAGCGGCCCGGACGGCGCCGAAAAGCTGGCCCAGGCGCTCAGAGACGGACGATTCCGGCGTTCGGCGGTACTTGCCCTAGGTCGAGTCAATCCGAAGGCGTCACGGCTGCGTGACAAGGCGCGGGCCGACCTCGTGGTGTGGGTGCGGTACCTGTGCGAGCAGCGCGGCGCGAAACCACCGACAAGCGTTGAAACGCAAGAACTTGCGCGGTGGTTGGGTAAGCATGCGCACACCATCGCGGGCGACGAGCAGGCCAAGGCGTGCCACAACACGCTGGTCGACCTCCTCGACCGGATCCGCGCCACGGTCAACCGGCCTGAACCGCCCGAATTCTGCGGCCCGTGCCTGCACGTGTTCACCATCGAGGAACGCGCCCGCCGCATCGAGCAACAGCTCGACGACCGCCCCGAGTGCCGGGTGCAGCTCTACGCCCGCCGCGGCGCGCGTTGGGTGCGCTGCCCCGAGTGCGGCACCGAACACGAGGTCGAGGCGCTGCAAGAGGCGCTGCTCGCCGAGGCCGACGAATACTCGTTCAGCATCAGCGACCTGAGTGATTTCATCCTGCCCAAGCTCGGAATCGAGATCCCGCGCCGCACGATGCAGCATTGGGCGAAGATCGGCGACCTCGTGCCGTCGGGGTTCGAGGCGAATGTTGCCCGGTACCAGTTGGCGCATGTTCGTGAGGTCGCCGACCGGCGCAGGCGGAGGCGCAACACATGATGGCCATGATCAGCAGCGCGGTGATGGCCGTGGGTATGTTCCTGCTGCTGTGCGGATACATCGCGCTCGACGTTTGGGCTACGACGCGGCGGCGTGTGTGGCTCGGTTTCATGGTGACCGGATGGACGTGTGGCCTGGTGCTGTTCGAGCTCGGTCTGAGCGGCCTAACTCGGACGTAGTGAGGAAACTTGTGCGAATAAACTTGTGCAACAACAGTATTGGTGCGCCTGACGCTCAGAAACACGCCCCACCTGTGCTAACGTGATTCTTGCGCACGCAACCGCTACTGACGACGCATGCAACGAACGCCCCGGACCCCATCGCCGGGGCGTTCGTCGTCGGTAGGGAACAGCGCGACCACACCACACCAGGAGTACCCATGTCCCACCACCCCGCGACACAGCACCTGCTCGATCAGTTCGCATACGAGCACCTCCCCGCTCATCTCCAAAAGGTGAGCAAGCCAATCGGCGATCTCGCGCACCAGATGGCCGACGAACTCGGCGACGGCGCCGAGAAGACCGTAGGGCTGCGAAAGCTGCTGGAGGCGAAGGATTGCCTCGTGCGGCAGGCTGTGATCGACCATGCGTAAGCGCATCGCGCTCGCGCTGATCAAGCTGGCGCACAAGGTCTACCCGCCCAAGGTCGTTGAGACCCTCGGCGACGACGGGCAACCCGTCACGCTCGCGTTCGACCGCCTCGCAGCCGGTCTCGCCGGTGCCAGACCGGTGCCAGGCGCCGCCAGGGCAGCCGAGCTCGGCGTTGAACTCGCGATCCGCTCGATCCAACGCATCGCGAAGATGCACGGCGACGCCGGACGCGACTCAGGCACCGCCTATGGCAAGGGACTCGGGCCGCTCACCGAACTGAGGTACGACGAATGAGCGAAGCAACCGAACAGCTGCAAGCCGCGCTACCGGCTCTCGTACACCCCGAGCTCGGGCCGGTCATGCTCGTCAACTTCCAGACATTCCCCGGCCAGGACGACGAACAGCAAGGCCAGATCAACACGTTCACCAAGACCGTCGCCCAGGCCATCGAGCACACCCTCGACGACCGCGGGTTCGCCATCGTGCCGAAGACACGCCTCGCCGAGGCACCCAAGGCCGGCAGCTACACGCAAGTCACGCTGTGCTGCAAGATCTGCGGCGCACCGCTGCTCACAACCACGATGGGCACCGACGGACTGATCAGCCTGCCGCCCCGCGAGATCAACCCCGATTGCGAGGCCCGACATGGCGCAGCCTGACGCACGCGAACTCGCCCAGGAGCTCATCAACTCACGCCCGCAGCTGCCCCCGCAGATGCTCGGCCACCTACCCGTTCCCGGTGACCGGCAGGCCGCCATCACGCTCATGCCCGCCGAAATGAAGCTGCGTGTGAGCGCCATGATCGTCGAACGCATGGCACAGGCGTACGGGCTCAACGTCGAGATCACCAACAACGGAGACAGTCTCGACATTCGAATCGAGGCACCCAAATGACAACCATCGTCGTCGCCGACCGTGTCGAACGCGCCAAACGGCTCGGCGCCGAACTTGGGCTACAGGGCCGCGTCCATCCCGTCAACATCCGCGACGTTCACTCCTCACACGCATGCCGCGGTATGACCGCCGATCTCATCATCGTCGACGACACCGTAGTCCTCGACGAGCGCGCCCGAGAACACCTCAACTACACAGTGATCGGCAGCGAGGACGGCCGGATCCTCACCGCCTCGGAGTACCGCAGTGCAGAGGGCCGGCCGCAAGGCCAACACGACTGACAAGGGCCTCGGCTGGCGACACCAACAGGACGCCGCCCGCCTGCTACGCCGACACGAGAACGGCACGCTCTGCTGGTGGTGCGGCCTACCGATGTTCAAAGCACCGCTGCTGCCACGCAACTGGGACGGTAAGCAGCTCGCCGCCGACCACACACAACCGCGGGCATTCGGCGGCAAACGCGCCGACCGGCTACTGCACGGCAACTGCAACAGCCAACGCCGCGACGGCCGCCTCGACCACGTCCGGCCCGCACTGCTCGGCTGCCACCCGCGCGACTGGGCACAAGCACTCGCAGCGCAAGGCATCAGCACCGCACTGCCCCAAGGCAACACCGACACCCTGGCGATGGACTGGTGACGCTCTACCTCGTCACCGGCCCGCCGGCCAGCGGCAAGACCACCTACGTCGCACGGCACGCCAAACCCGGCGACATCACGATCGACTACGACGCGCTCGCCAACGCGCTCACGCCCACCGATGGCCCGACCCACAAGCACACACGCCACGTCATGGCCGTGACCAAGGCAGCACGGCAGGCAGCCATCGACGCCGCGATCGAGCACACCGGCGAGCACGACGTCTACGTGATCCACGCGATGCCCAGCCAACGCACCATCGACCACTACCGCGCACTCGGCGCCGAACTCATCACCATCGACCCGGGTCAGGCGATCGTCATGGCCAGGTGCAAAGCCGAGCGGCCGTGGCAGATGCAGCAGGCCGCCAAGCAGTGGTACGCCGACCGCGCCAGCAAACACCCGAGACCAGCCAGCAAACACGACCGAGGGGTGATGGAGTGGTGACACACACCCGCAGGCCCCTGACCTGCACCAACCTGACCAGCAAAAACGCGCCTGACCTGCGGAAACGCCCCCCCGGCCCGAAATGTTCAACCCGGCCCCCTCTCCTGACCCTGCCCCCCGA